AGGAGTTTGTGGTCCAACGTGACTGGAATGATATACCTACAGGAGTTGTCAAATTTAATATTCAGCATACGCAAGGTGAATTAGCAAGAATATTTGTACATGCCCTTACTCAAGAAGAAGCAGAACGCCAAGTTGATGATTGGTTCGGTGAAGGTGTAGAATGATTGATAAAACTCCCTGGGATCGATTGAAAGAGCAATTTAAACCAGATGGCAAAGGTAGATTTAAAACTACTGATGCTATGAAGGTTGCTGTTCAAATAGATAATGAGAGAATCCAATTAGAGAAAAAGGTTCGGGGATTAAATAAAGAAATAGAAGCATATAAGCAACATTTACGGGCAGTGACAAGACAATGATTAAACCTCTACGTGACGACCTTATGGTGCAACAACAAGTCGACGATGCTTGGCAGCATTTTGTTGGAGTGATTATGTTGAATCAAACTGGACGAAAAGCTGTAAAGACCACATTACCCGAATTCCTATATTGGTTTCCTACAGCATTGGCACTATTACACGCAGAAGAAGAGTTTGTTAAAAGTATAATCCAACCTTTAGGCATGGTAAATGTTCGCTATAATCGTTTGATCAGAATGAGTCAAGACTATTTGACTTGGGACAGAAATGATGCTACAATGTTATATGGCATTGGCAAGTATGGATCTGATTCATATGAGATCTTTTACAAACAGAATTATTCCGTACAGCCAACTGATAAAGAACTGATAAGATATCTCAAGGAAGAAGTTAATAATGTTTTTGAAACTGCTTGAACGTCTGGGTCGCAAACGTATCATTTTTGATCGTATTAATAACGAACCTTATCTCGAAAGATATTATCTGTTTCTCAAAGAGCGTGAACGATTTCCTTTCAATATATTTTTACACAAATTTCTAAAAGGTGATCCAGACGATGTTCATGATCATCCGTGGCCCTACGCTACCTTGATTCTCAAAGGCGGATATTATGAATGGGTTCCTATTTTTAATACTGTAGGTAAAAAAATCAATGAAGTACGTCTGTGGCGCGGCCCCGGACATTTTCGTATTTGCTCTGATACATCGTATCATCGCATTGAATTAAAAACAGGAGTTACTGCTTGGACACTGTTTATGCCAGGACCCCATCGTCGTGAATGGGGATTTTTAGTTAACAATAAATGGATACAGCACGAACAGTATCTCAAGGATAGACATGAACAAGTTGCCAATAACATATAATGAATTAGTTCGCCTTGTAAACAAGATCTGTAGAGAAATCTTAATCAGTAATTGGAGACCGGACTATATTGTAGGTATAACTCGCGGAGGATTAATTCCAGCGGTGATGATTAGCCAGTATCTTAATGTACCTATGCATTCACTTAATGTCACTCTGCGTGATGGAAACGAATGTGAATCTAATTTGTGGATGGCCGAAGATGCATTTGGTTATGCCATATATGATCCTATGTGTTCAGGAAATGGACGAAAGCGGATCCTTATTGTAGATGATATCAATGACACCGGTGCTACATTAGACTGGATTATAAATGATTGGCCAAGTGGATGTTTTCCAGATGAGCCAGCATGGAAAGAAGTATGGAATAATAATGTAAAGTTTGCTGTGATTGTAGACAATCTCGCCAGCAAATGCAGTGTTAAGATGGATTTCGTTGGCATGGAAGTCAACAAGACAGAGAACGATATATGGATTGATTTTCCTTGGGAAGATTGGTGGACAAAATGATTGATTCTAAGATAACACTACACTGCACTGATAATAACAAAGACGTTGATGCATATGTATTAAACTATCGACCAAAAGCACTGTTAGAAGTAGCATTTCAAACATTAAAGATACGTATGGTGTATAAAGAGAATACTCGTGTATTTTTTGGTAGTATAGGCGGGCATGAATTTGTGATCAAGGAAGATGATTTGCCGAAAGAACGCAAGGAGTTTCAACGATGAAAACTGTTCAAAAAATTATAAATTCTGAACCAGCCTGTATAGATGATAGTGTTAATGCACCTTGGACTGATCTCGAACTTGAAGATTTTCATGTCAAGGTATTTAGTGATGCGTATCCTGTCACCCCCGGGCATAAATTATATGTGCCGCAATATAACAATATAGATGTTCTCAGAGATGCTGTCGTAGATGCTGTATCTCGTGGACTCAAAGGTATAGAAAACGGAGAATGGGATGGATTTAATGTAGGGATGAATATAGGCGCTGTTGCTGGACAGACCTGTGCTTGGCCTCATGTGCATCTTATTCCTAGGCGACAAGGAGATATGGAAGATCCTAGAGGAGGTGTTCGACATGTGATTCCGGAACGAGGTAATTACAAAAAATGGTAATTGTGCATATACCGTGGAATCCTAAGGCAAGTAACATTCCTATATGGAATCAAATCACAGCATCGATCATGGAACGGTTTGGTCTTCCAGGTTACAAGTATACTACTGAAATCACAGAGAATTATATGAATTTTCATTTTCAAGACGATCATGAAGGATTGATCTGTCAACTTTTAGTCAGCGATTACATATGAAAGATATCTCTATAGTGATCATTGTACTGTTGACTATATTCTTAATGGCAATGATCTATTGGGACAGCCCCAATGAGAAATGGATCAGTTGTAGAGATGTAGATTTTCTGCCCGATGTGCCTCCCGAAGTACGTGCAGAGTGTAGAAAAATAACCAAAGATCGATTAGATCAACAACGTGATCAAGAACAAGATAGAGCAAGGGTAAGAACATGAGTACATGGACACTGACTGTGGAAGAAGATTTAGTTACTGGAGATTGTATTTTAACATTTCCTCCAGACCTATTAGAGCAAGCAGGGTGGAAAGAGGGCGACATATTAGAGTGGAAGGATCTAGAAGACGGTTCTTGGCTTTTAGAAAAAAAGAGTGTATAATAAATTATGAGTAAAATTAAAATTGCAGAGCTGTTTTACAGTATACAAGGCGAAGGACGCTATATGGGCGTTCCTTCTGTTTTCCTACGCACATTTGGTTGTAACTTTAAATGTCAAGGCTTTGGTATGCCTCGTGACACAATCAGTATTGAGGCAGACGATATTGCATACACACACGCAAATATCGAGTTATTTCAAAAATATGAAGACTTGCCGTTAGTAAGCACAGGCTGTGATAGTTATGCTAGTTGGCATCCTGCGTTCAAAGAGTTATCGCCATTGCTTACTAGCGATGCTATTGTAGAACGTACTATGGAAATTCTTCCTGGTAACAAATGGGGCGATGCTCACTTGGTTATTACAGGCGGAGAGCCTTTGCTAGGTTGGCAACGTGCTTATCCGGACTTGTTGAATCATCCTAAGATGGCAGGATTGAAGGAAATCACATTTGAAACAAATGGTACTCAAAAGTTAAGCCCAGAGTTTAAAGAATATCTACACAACTGGAGAATGCCAGAGATCGGTCATGTTCCAACAAAAGAAATTACATTTAGTGTAAGTGCTAAACTTCCATGTAGTGGTGAGAAGTGGGAAGAAGCAATTCTTCCAGAAGTAGTTTGCGAGTACGAAGAAGTTGGTACTGCGTATTTGAAGTTTGTTATTGCTACAGAACAAGACTTTGCTGACGCAGAGTGTGCTATCGCCGCTTATCGTACAGCAGGATTTAAAGGTCATGTTTATCTAATGCCTGTTGGCGGTGTTGAAAGCGTATACGCACTAAACAATCGTAACGTAGCAGACTTAGCTATGAAGAATGGCTTACGCTACAGTGATAGATTACAAGTACCGTTATTTAAAAATGAATGGGGAACTTAATGGAAACTAAAAAACGAACTGTAGTAAGGATGCTCACCTATCGGTTAACTGCCTGGGCATTCACTATTTTATGGACTTATATGTTTACCGGCAACATTGCTAACGCTACCGGATTTGCCACCGCATTACATATTCTTCTCAGTATTGATTACTATATTCACGAACGTATTTGGCTTAAAATTAAATGGGGTAAAGTTGATGCATAATGTCAGCTATTATTCTCATAATGATAGATACAGTGCTGTTTGGACCTTGAGATTCAAAGGAATTTATGCTTCTCTACGTCGAAATAAAGCAACAAAGACTTGGCATTTTTTTATTATGAGAATTACTGACTTAGATATTCTAGGTCTATATCACGAAATAGGATGGAAAATAAAATAATGAAAAAATTTATAGAACGATTATTTGGTATTGACAAGATCAGAGCAGAAGCTGAACGATCTATAGTCGTCGCAGCAGAAGCTGCTGAAGCAGCCAAAACAGCCATTGCGGCTGCTGAACGTGCCGCAGAAGCAGAAGCGCAGGCCAAACTATCACCAAAAGAACGTGCAACACGCAAAAAAGAACCTTGGGTTGGTGTACTCGAAACACATGTCAACAAAGACAATGTACGTAATGGCTTTTTTGAGCTTGACTGGAATGACCTTTTTGTGTTAAAATTAAAGCAAGAAGGATACGGTGAAGACGGTGACAAGGACGAAGAAATCGTAGATCGTTGGTTCCGTGAACTGTGTGCCAATGTAGTAGTTGATGGTGATTTTGGCGGTCCTGTAAACACAGGCTTAATTGATATTAAAACAGTGAAGAAAGATAATCTATGACATATATCTTAGTTGATACAGCAAACACATTCTTTCGTGCTCGTCACGTTATCAACGGTGATGCTGATATCAAACTAGGCATGGCATTCCACATTACATTAAACAGTATTCGCAAGGCATGGCAGCAGTTCGAAGGTAGCCATGTTATTTTCTGTTTAGAAGGTAGATCGTGGCGTAAAGATTATTATGCTCCTTACAAGCGTAATCGGTCCGATGCTCGTGCCGCACATACAGAACGTGAGCAGGAAGAAGATCGCATATTCTGGGAAGCGTTTGATACGTTTAAAGAATTTATAACAGACAAGACAAACTGCACTGTATTACAGAATCCGCAGTTAGAGGCTGATGATCTAATTGCAGGATGGATACAGACTCATCCGAATGACAAACATGTGATTATCAGCACAGACACAGACTTTGTTCAATTGATTGCACCCAATGTCACACAATATAACGGTGTCATGGAACATGTTATCACACACGAAGGAATATTTGATGACAAAGGCAAAGCAGTCATTGACAAAAAAACACAAGAGCCGAAAGCAGCACCCAATCCAGAATGGTTGTTGTTTGAAAAATGCATGCGTGGTGATACCAGTGATAATGTCTTCTCGGCGTATCCAGGTGTGCGTACTAAAGGCACAAGCAAAAAAGTGGGTCTTAGTGAAGCGTTCGAAGATCGTAACAGCAAAGGATATGCATGGAACAATCTCATGTTACAGAGATGGTCTGATCACGAAGGCAAAGAACATAGAGTTTTAGAAGATTATGAACGCAATCGTCGACTGATTGATCTTAGTCATCAGCCAGACGATATCAAAGAGATAATCGTAAATACAATTTCTTCAGCCACTGCAGAGCAAAAGGACATCAGTCAAGTCGGTATAAGATTAATCAAGTTTTGCAATTTGTGGGATTTGAAAAAGATTGCTGATCAAGCACATAGTTATGCAGAACCACTCAATGCGAGGTATACACAATGACAGATATACATGCTAAACCAATTATTGCAAATAAATTTTGGATCGTAGAATCAAATGGTGAGAAGATTGCCACTCTGAGAAAAGACGACGACAATAGATTTGTTATGAGTAATGAGACTGGTATAAAAATCTATGAGACTAAAGATAGTTTAACCAAACAGTTCGGTAAAAAGTTTTTTACTGTAAAGATTGTTAAAGAGTCTGACACAGCACTACCCAATGAAGTTCATGGATATGCCACAAGTACTGAACCACACAATGCCATGTTCGATATTCGAAAGAAATTACCTCTATTCACAAAAAGCAGTGATTCTAAAAGCCTTTATTGTGCAGGCTACTACTGTATAAAATTCGAGAAAGGGTGGGTCAAGAGCTTTTGTCCTAAAAAGATCACCCTTGAACGCTATCCGTATCAAGGACCATTTAAGACTGAACTTGAAATGAAACTGGTATTAGCCAATGTCACAAAATAATTTACCAGAAACACTTCCTACGGTACAAAAACTTATTGCACGAATCAGTGTAGCTGATCGTAGTCAACAGAAAGAAATACGCATCAGTATACAAGAGGCCAGAGATCTTACTACAGAACTAGCACTGCTAACAGCCAAACTAGGAAGCACCGTTAGCGAAATACATCAAATGTTAGCTGCAATTAAGGAATCTACCACTCAAATAGACGTTAAATTCGACGGCGGGCAGTTCTAAAAAAACATAAATATATACGTGGTTAATTAGGAAACACGTATATGAGCAGACCCAAACCTAAAATTCTTTTAGAATATGCTAACAAAGAAACCTACAAGGTTGAGCAGATTCTTGACTCGGAAGCCATCTGGGCTGTGTTCTATAACGGCCAACCATTTAATCTCAAAAGCGGTAGTCTGGTAGCCAGCTACCCTGGACCTAAATACAAAAAGGTGTCTTTTTCAAATCCTGGCCATGCACATAATTTGGCAAAAAAGTTAAATCGACTGTTTAAGACCAAAGACTTTGCAGTTTACAAACTCACCACTGGCGAAGAGATCAAATGACATGAACAAAGATGCCTATACTAGGGCGTTCTTGCAGGCAGCAGAGATACCAATTACTGAAAAAAATATCAAAGACTATAAAGCCGTGTGGTGGTGGAATTTTAGAAACAAAGATCAAGGTGGTTTGAGGTTAACTGAACAGGCCTTGGAATTCATTGAAGAATATGCTAAAATAAAAACATACAAGATAGAATTTCCAAAAGAATTTGCATTCACTCCACAGGTGTTGCTTTGGTTAGACAATTATATCGATTCACCGTTTTTCGTCAACAAAAAACATATCATTGTTATGAAAGAAAAAGCTGCTTTTGAACTATATTTGCTCAGTGGCGACGTTCGCAAACTAGGCCACAATAGAGCTATGAACAAAAGACTTAGCCAAGAATCCACCCCCGAATAATCTCACTGTATAAATATTTTCACTATGTTTGACCTTAATCCTATGGATGTTTTACAACAGAGAAATCTGCGTACAATCGCTCCGCATTTTTCTACGTTTGCCATTACCGAAAACGAGTTGTTTAATGGAGTAGAAGATTGGGTTAAAACTAAGCTCAAAGGCAGATACTATATCTGTGCAAAGCCTGCTGTAGACCGCAGCGGGAATCTTAGATCTTCATGTGTAATCGGATTTGAAGATCATCAAGAACTAACTTATTTCATGCTTGCATGTCCACACCTAAGGAGAACACAATGACAGAAGAAACCAATGAACCAACCAGCACTGAACCTGTTGCTGAACAAGCAGCACCTGCGGCAGCTGCACCTGATTTAAATATCAGTGATCTACTAGCAGTAAAAAATATCATAGAAGTAGCTACTTCAAGAGGTGCGTTCAAAGCCGCCGAACTAGAAGCAGTGGGCAAAACGTTTAATAAATTAAACAATTTTCTAGAATCTGTATCTAAAAAGGAAGCCTAAATGCGAAGCCTAAAACACATAGGTAGAATTCAAAATACTGGAGCCAAGGTATTGGTAGTATTTAGAACTCTGCCCGGAGAATCAAACATGGCTCTAGTATTGCCTGTAGCCCAACTGCCAGATCAATATCATGATTCAATCATGACTTTAGTGGAAACAGATCAAGCGCAGGATGCATTTGAGTTTGGCGAGATCATGCACATACGTCCATTCCCGGATGGTAGACCTATGCTGCGGGCAATGCAAGCCGATGGCAGATTGATCAAAGTTGCTACTGATTCTGTAATGATGACTCCAACCACAAATGACACTGTGTTGTTAGCTAACCTTAACACATTGATAGCAGAACAGAAAAACTGCACTATCGATGATTTATGCACGTTTGTAGCAGGAGCACCATCAGCTAAGCCAGTGGTCAAAGATATAGCCACAGTCAATGATATGACTCCGGCCGTGGATTCGGATGTTCCTGCTCCTGTCAGAGCACAGGCCAATACTAATACGGCTTTATCTGATCAAGATCTTGCTAAATCATATCGAAGCCAAGCAGATGCTATGTATAAAGAAGCAGCTAGATTACGCAAAGAAGCAGATACTTTAGATCCGGTTATTAAAAAGACCAAAAAGGTAGAAGAAGCTGCCAATGCCTAATCCGCTATTCAAACCTCCGCGCCACCTTGTAAAAGAATGGCCGGAGGTTTTTGAAGACCTCTACATGAACACTATGCCTGTGGCCTATCTAGATTCAGTGAGATTAGATTTTACAGATGGTAGAGTATGGGAAATTGATGTGAGAACAGAATTAACCAAACAAACCCCCGAGGGAATCGCAGAGATTCTGTTCAGTACTCTGCAAGAATACAAAGATGAAATTAAGAAAATTGATTTCAAAGTCGATATCGAAAAGCTTAAAAAAGACATATTAGATTCAACTAAAACAATATTATAATTTTATAAATTGTATATTTCTAACCTGTTCATAGAATTTTATACGTTCTAAAAATTCTTTGTACAGTATCGGATTGCCAGGAGTGGCATTTATTTTTTCGAAGTAACTTCTAAGCATATCAAATCTTTGAGTATCCCAAAAACTATTTAGAAAAGTTTGATTTTTTTCTTCCCACTTAGAATAATCTTCATAACATTGCTGTTTGATATGAGTTGGTAGATTAATTGGGTCAGCCCAATTAGGAGAATACACATAGTTAAACATCGGATGGCATTCTATTGAAGTGCATTGTGTGGTAATATCTTTTATCCAATCCAAATATTGTACAAAGTTTTGAATATTCAAAGAGCTAAAGGTAGAATGAATTTGTATTGATATGTTATCTTGATCTTTAGCAATTTGATCAACAGTATGTAAATTTGTGATCAGCTTATCCCATTTCATAGGAAACCGTATAAATTCATTTAGTTCAGCATAAGCATCGACACTTACACACAGATAAACTTTTTTAAATTTTTTCCAGCATTCTAAAATTTCTCTAGGCAATTTAGTTAAATTACTATTATAACTTATTGTGATATTCTTAGCTACATCTAACTCTATTAATTTTTTTAGGAAATCTTGGTGTTCAATAATCAAAGGTTCGCCGCCTACAATGTGTATTCTTTGAACATTTGCAATATATCCGTACAATTTTTCAAACACTGCTGTGTCATTAAACCAATCTAGTTTTATAAGTCTTTTATATGTTGTTTCAGTAATCTGTTTAGTTTCAAATTCTTCTTTTAGAAATAGGGTGCTATTATATCCGTTGCACATAACACATTTTAAATTACATCTGTTGCCAAAAGTAATATCTAAATATAAAAATTCTAAATTTTTAATAGTTCCATCTGGTTCACAGTTAGCTAACCAATCATCTGATTCGTTGTCGGTTTGAAAACTTTCGTTAAACCATTGTCGCCAGGATACCTGTCCTTGATCTTCAATTTCCCAACATTTTTTACAACTAGGATGCCTACGATCTTCGATCATAAATTGTCGAACTTCTTTGTGTAAAGGATTGTTATATTCCTTATCTAAATCAAAATCTGGTTCAGATATCGACTTATTTAAAAACACTCTACCCCAAGCATCGTTATTACAACATATTCGTGTTTTTCCAGCGTTATCAATACTGAAAGCTGTAAACGGATATAAACAAAAATTTTTTCTTGTCATTTTTCTTTAGTAATTAAAATATCTGTACCGCAATGACAATAATCTTTTTGGCAAATTACAGCCTGTGAATTAATATCAAATGCTGAAAACACATTTCCTAGTATAGGACCCTGTCCGCAGCTTGCTGCTTTCATAGTTCCAGTCGGACTTATAAAAATAGATTCATTAACATTACATCTCCAACCCTTAAAGAAATTACGTTGTTCTGCTATTAATCTATTGCTATTTATAATCTTAGAAGATCCATCATCATAGTATTCAGTACATGATAGATTTACAGTTGACATAGGTTTGTCTATTGATGTATAACTTTCAAAACTATTGTGTTTAAAAAATTCATTTATTCTAGGATCAGTGTAATTCCAGGGAACAGCATTGACACTCATCTCATCTAATAAAGGAACCCACTCCAAATTATAGTTCTTTAATCTTTGCTTTACTTCTAAACCTAAGCTAATCATATCATCAAATTTATCCTCAAGCATCATCATACGCAGACAAAGGTAATTTATTTTATCCTGTAAAAATTCTGCAACTTTAAAAAAATTATCCTTGTCGGCAAATTCTGGATGATAACTCGCAACTACATCATCAAACAAATTATAATTTTTTTCCCACCAATTTAATTTTCTACTTAGATTAGTATTGATTCCTAACGTAACATTTGCCTTTAGCTCTTGTTTGAAAAAATTTGAAACAGGAATTAAATTTTTCCATATTGTAGGTTCCCCTCCACTATAAAAAATTTTAAAATTAACATATCCAATAGAACGATAATGATCTAAAATATTCTTCAAATTAGGCAATAGTATATCTAAATTATTCTCATTTCTATGAGATCCGTTCCAGTTCCCTTCATTACAATAACTGCATCTATAATTACAAAAATTGTTTACCTGCCATGTAATCGATACATATGGGCTTTCAGTTGGGCGTATAGCAATTAGATTAGACAAGATAACTCCGGAAAAGTGTGATTGAAATTTGTTTTTCTGTGTTTGTCTAACATCATATTAAACTCTAAAAACTGTGTGAATTGAGAACCTGTGTGAATATCATTCATATAATAATCATACATTTTTTCAAAAACCTCATGTCCCACATATAATTTTAAATTTTTACATTTTTCAATCTCAGTTTTAAGATGATCTACCGCGGTTTTTCTAATGGGTTGTGACCATATTGATGTTCTAAGAAAACTTGGGTTGTCAAGAAAAATTGGATACCAACCAACTGGCCTAGATTCAGCTATTTGATCTATATACTTCAAAATATCGGATAATGAAAATAAATTGTAAGCACTCAATACAGTATAAAACACTATCTTGATAGAGTTTATATCTAGAATTTTTTTAACGTTTTTATTAAAATCATCCCATTGAATAGGATGTCTAATATAATTTGCCTGATCGCCAACTCCGTCAATACTTATTTGTATTTCATTTCTTGGAAAGTTTTTCATTAAGTTTAACAACTCACTATCAGCTGTCGTACCGTTAGTTGTAAAACTCACAAAACAATTTGTGTTATCTGTTTCGATAAGATTTTTTAACAAAATTCGATTTTCTTTAATTAATGTAGGTTCGCCGCCAGTCAAATATATTCTGTTCAAATTAGCCGCCGCAGTTTCTATATTCTTTTCATACTGTTGAGTTTTATACCAACGATTAATATTTTTTGGAACTTGATATTCATCTTTCCAAAGTGTGTTCAAGGACAAATTTGTTTTTTCTTTATTGAGAATCCTAATTCTTTCTTCATTTACTTTACTAGAACTGTATCCCCAACAGGAATTACAAGTCAAATTACAGGTGTTTCCTAATCTTAATTCTAAACTTTTCAAACTGTCTATTGGTACGGTTTTTTTAACTAAAAAATTATTAACTGCTTTGTGAATGTCGATATCGTTGATATACTGTCTATTGCTCTGTGTTCGACTACTACTTCCTGTTAGTGTTTCATGTCGGTAGCAGTCTTTACATTCTTTTACCTGTTCCCGAAACAACATCTTACGACGAACTTCGTTCATGTGTTCACTGTTCCAAATACTTTCCACTGAATCCGAACCGAGATTATATTCTGTACCATCGGTCTTTTTTATATGTAAGTTTTCTCTAATATTACAGCACAACTTTACGCTACCGTCAGTGTTGCTGTTTAGATTGAAAAAAGGAAAAACACAAAAAGTTTCAGACTTGATGCTAGGATTTGTTATATGTTTCTTTAATTCAGGGAACACTGAAAATACATTTTCTAATCTAATATCATCAATTTGTTCATTTACATACAAAAACTTTTCTAATAATTTGTATTGTGATTCTGGATCTGTTTTTAAGAAATTTATAACACTTTCAAATTGTTTTATAATTTGACTTTCAATTTCTTCTTGTAAATTTTTTCCTTTTATCCAAGTTATTAAATCTTGCCAACGTTTGATAATAGAATTTTTATTTAATAATGCATTTGCCTGATGTCTTTGCGGATGAGTGAGAATGTTCAACCTAATGTTGCCAGGCTCTAATAAGTCTTGCTCTACCCAGTCTTTGTAAAAATCCGGAAAGTGCCATACATTAAATAGGCTGATAGTAGGAGTAATAAAAAACTGACATCCAGATAACTGTTTGATTCTTTTTCTATTAGCGATAATGTTCTTCCATACAGTACCCTTCCTTAAATATTCTGCTCTATTACCCGATGCATCTAAACTGGCATATACTTTTACATTAGAAAATTTACTCCATAATTCGAATAAATCAGTATCTTTGTACTTTAACGTTGATAAATTTGTGGTATAAAACAAACTGACATCAAATTTTTCTAATTCTATTAGTTTTTGTAAAGCGGCATAATGTTCTTCTTGCATTAAAGCTTCACCACCGGCAAAAACTATTTCATCGGCTGTTGATAATGCCTGCTCATAATAATCCCAAAATTTATTCCTTGGAATCTGAATTATTCCTGGATCAGACCCGCCAGTTATAAAAGGAATTTCTTGTCCCCATTTACTACTAAGTTCGGGCCCGCACGTACGGCATTTAAAATTGCAAATATTACTAAATCTTATATCAAGATATTTGACATCTTGCATTTGATTTGTTCTAGCGTCAATGACCTGTTGTTGAGTTGTTTCGTATTGTTCGGTGGTAGTCATTCGCAACGTTTCTATACCAGATGCTTCTAAGGTATAACATCGATTACACCCTTTTGGTTTTTCGCCATTTAATAATTGTTCTCTCAAATTTTTATAATTGCTGTTGTTTACTAGCTCATTGATATTTTCATGATTGGCGTTCCCTAATGGGCTAGCCGAATCGTACATACAGCAAGGAAATACTGAACCATCAGGCCAGGCGTGTATACCTATCCACGGTTGCAAACAAAAAGTGTTATTCATAGTTTTTACAATTATTATAAAAATCTTTTAAGTCAGGGAAAGTTAAAAGAAAATTCGTTCCTCGTCTACGATCATATTCTGTGAACCAATTAAAGAAGTCTCTACGACCTTCTTTTATCTTTTCTGGGGTATAGACCGTGGTTTCCATGTATTTTACAACTCTTAGGAATTTCTCATACTCTAAGTTGCTGAATTTACTGGGATTTTTGTCGTCTAAATTGGATAGAATGAAGTCTAGATAGGTTTTCATGTAAGGCATAAATTCGTCTTTGGGTAGAATATTCATATCATACTGCAGAGGTTCTTTGAGAAACGGTGTGTCAAATCTCACTCGTTGTGGTTTATCTTGATCACTGCTGTTGTATTTTTCACGCCATTCTAGAATTTTAACCAACAATGTTTGAAAATTCGTTACAGTAAGTATATTAAATGTAATCATAAAAGTCACTGGTAGTCTGGTTTTTGTAAGATAACGGTCTAGATTGTTTTCCCATAATTCTAAATCTAATCCTGTACGGATGTATTCTGCAGGAGCTCCCCAAGTATCCATGCTTGTGAAAATTTTAAAATTTTTGATCTTGCCAGTATTAACTAAATTGTTTATTTTTTCAATCAGTCGATCAATCAATATAGATTTTATACCAAAATTACTGTTGATGTTTAATTCTAAATTCGGCAATGGATTTATTTCTAGATCATCTAAAAGACGCCATGTGCTTTGTTGTAGCAGAGGTTCACCTCCAGTGATACGCAGTATTGTTAATGTCTTGCGAACTTCAGGCCACCACCGCCACCATGCTTCTACATAAGGATTAGTTTCTTCCTCGTGAATTTTAAACCAATCAATATCATTACGATGATTTTTAACCATAGTGTAAGGACCGTGATCTTTGATTTCTTTGTAATAGCTGCTGCTGTGTTTAGGATGACAATAACCGCATTTGAAATTGCATTCATTACCGAACGATATTTCTATATACTGGGGATTTATGTTTTGATCCCAGTCACCATTTTTTATCTGTGCAAAACGTTGATCTGTATATATCGTGGCATTTCTTTCTTTTCTATCCGATATATAATCGTCTCCTAGTTTTTCTATATTCCAACAATAATTACAACCTTTAGGTTTGCCACCATTAAGCATTTCAAGCCGTTCTAGTTTTTTTTCTGTGGTATTATGCAATGCACTAGGATCAATCTGTATTTCTTGTAGGGGTATTTTGTGAGGTGCGGGATGATAGCAACTATGCGTTTCTCCTGTTTGTAGATAGATAGTAGTATGATGCCATTTAGCCATACAAAACGTAGGACTTATTTCATTCATTATCGGTATAAATGTTTTAATCTTTTCTACATCGTTCATTGAACTGTTCCTCTAACCAAGTAAAATCATTTATCATTTTTAGTGCTTCTAGATTATTTTTATTTTCTAATCCGTAATCTCTTCCAGCTCTAGCACCATTTATTGCATATTCTCCATACTGCTTATCTAATCCTTCATTGCACCAGCTGTCTAAACGTTGTTGTGTTTCTTCTTCGAACTGCCGTTCAATTACTCGACTGGCTAGTTTACAACATTCTCTAAATGCTGATCGCCATGTTGTAAACTCGTCAGTATTAAATTCGTTGATGTTAGACACAGTGTCCATGGCCTTAAATTTCTTAGATATGCTTGTGGTCATATCCGATGTGTTAACATCCATATCTAATGTTAGTTGACGAGGTAACAGTTTAACTCCACCATTGCCGTATTCCAAATTGTTGATAGGATTCCGACTTCTCCATACATGTACACAATCTATATCATAGCTACTCATAACTAGTTCAAAACCAAAATCATCTTCAATTATAGCATCACCGTCGACAATCCATACCATATCTGTGTCACATATGCTTACTGCTTTGATATGTGCATTATGAATTCCTTTCACTCCATGTATACGCTTTGCTCTTGGACATTTCTCTAATAAACTTTTGTAGTTTTTGTCAGCATTAGATTCATTGTAAGATATAAAAACAACATCATATAATTTATGCTTAGACACTACCTCATCATGTTCTTTCTTTTCAATTAAAAATCTATGTGAGAATTCTCGTTGACTTATCGGCATTTGTCTTGAAAGCAGCATCAAACTGTTCACTGTGATTTCTTTGCCGTTAAAACTATGTTTAAATGCATGGTTTATTTTTCGATCGTGATCATATTTTCCGTCGTTGGGATCGAAGTACATATCAAAAATACTGTTGTGTGTAACTTCTATTTCAGGCCAGATACCCCAGAATAGCGGTTGTTTTTCTTGTTCGATAACGTTGACATATTCATTATATGATGTGAGAATGTACTTATTATATTGATATTTGCTAACCACTCGGTCATATTCTTTTTTATCAATAGCATATTGATTGATAAATTCTCGATTTGATAAAGGTTTATATTTGCTGCAAAGAATTACTCCACTGAAGTGCGAAGCATTTTCATTACATAGATTTTTGAATACATGATTTTCTCTACGATCGTAGCGGTTATGGTGACTGAAATATATGTCAAAAATTGTATTATCAATTATAGTAACTTCCGGCCATACTAACCAAAACATTTCATCTGTTATTTTTTGATATTCTTCAAATGTGTTAGGAGAATATACATTATATTTTTTTGGGGTGCTTGCAACTATGTCTATTTCTTTTTTTTCTGTAAAAAATCTATGATGGAATTCTCTTTGAGATATTACAACATTTTTAGGGAATAGACAAATACCGTCATAATGTTCACCGTTTTTAAACACATGAACATACATGTCGTCCCATTTAGTAGCTTTATGATCTAATAGATTAAATGAAGTTAGATCTATATCGTCCCAGATAACCCAGAACATTTTAGTAAATGATTTGGATCTTATTTCTTCGTATGATGTTATGTTTGTAAGACGTTGAGCAAGAGGATACTTAGACTTTATTACTGCCCAGTCTGTATCATTGCCGTTAGCTTTAGAAACATAAAAAATATCATACATTGTGTGTATGCCGATAGTAAGTTAAACTTAAATTAATAGTCTCGTTATATAAATCTAAGGTGTATCTGCTTTGTTGTGCATCTAGCCAAGGCCATTCTAATCCTAACTGATGTTTAATTTTTAATCCCAGATCTTTCGCATGTTCTTCTATATATGTATGATTAATATTTTGTTCGTAGATATTCCTTAGGATTTCAAAATCACGGACATCTACATAATTCCAATCTGTACAATTAGTCATCCATGTTCCTATACGAGCACCAAGAATAGCATATATACCGTTTTCTTGGTGCATTCCAACTGTACTCCACATTCTTAGTCTATGAATGTTATGCCACCAAATACGTTCTCGAATTTCCTGTGGAGGAACCTTTTCTCCGTCAAGCAAGGTCATCTTAACACCTTCACGAAATCCGGCTCGCCATGCTTGAAATGGAGATCCCGTAATTATACTAGTGCTATACACACTAGGAAAATGCTGGTATCCATCTTCCCAACAAAAATCTACCTGTGCTCGATCACTTGTAGAATTTTCATGTGTTCTCATATCAAGAACAAACTGTTTGTTCCAGAGTTTTAAACCGCCGTTGCCATATCTCAATCCGTTGACATTATTTTGGCCACACCAGCAGTATACCTGTGTTTTTGGATCGCTCATATCAATGTCTAAATTAAAAAATTTAGGATCTACAATGTTATCAGCATCTACAGTAATGAACCAATCTGTATCACTTAATTTGGCTGCGGCTTTGTGTGCATGGTCACTGCCTTTGACTCCGTGAACACGTTTGGCCCAAGGCACCTTGGCACAGAGGTCAGCATAGTGGAGATCAGCATTCGGTTCATCATAGCTTAAAAATACTACGTCAAATTCTATTATTTTCATTTATACTCTATCGCATATTTTTTGAATAATCTTTTAGTATATACACTAAATTTAGGATAATTAATTTTCTTAATTGTAATTGTTTTACCTACAAGTTCATTAATAGTCAACGAAACTACTTGTAAAATTTCATTGGGATCATTATACCCGGTAATCAAAAAATCCATAGTGGTATTACCGTCCCAAACTATGTTCCTAGGACTTCTTTGATTTTTGTATTTTTTAGTTCCGCCGAATTCAGCCGACAACTGTATTTTTAAAGTTTTATCTTTTTTACTGTAAGTCAAATACATATCAGGATCAGTCATGTCAGTGTATCCGACAGAAATGATTCTATGTAATACGTCGTCTAATTTATTTAGAGTTTGTATTTCTGCTATTTCAAGTTTTCCTGAATTGATATCTATTAAACATTTTTCAATTTGTATTTCTGCTGAAATTATGCTCTGTGCCAACTCTCGATCTATTGGTACTTGATTGTCTTGATCAGGAAATGCATAGTCAGGCCCTACACTCAGAACCTTACCAGTTGAAGGGTCAAACACTGCAACATAAGTCACTTCTGGGGGTTTGTATTCAGCTAACCATTTATCAAAATCTTCTATTGTTTCCATGCTATTTCCTCTAAAATATGGGTCAGCTCTCTGTCAATTTTATTTTTTTCCACATAGTGAACTATGTCATTCTGTTGATAATTACCTATTTTCAATTGACCTTTTTTATTGAGATAGAAACCAACATGATCACTCCATTTATTAGCCGGCCACGGCCAATTCTGTACAAGGGGTTTCATATGTACCAGTCTCGGAAATTCTAATGGATAGGCAATGTCATCTGTTATGTCTAGTATTTGTGCAGCTAGAGCAAATGCTTCGTCCGTGCCCATAATTTTTGGTTTATGTGCTGTTAGAAAAATATTTGCAAACTCCACCGGATTCTGTATGATATCTCTGCCAAGATCAAAGAAATGTTTGGCTAGTGTTGTATCTTTACGAAAAAAAGTCCACATAGAATATAGGTCGGGCAAATTATTCGCATCAAAAGTTTTTCTATAACTTCGATCAGTTACTATATCACCTCTGTATGTATAGACCTTATTGGCCACATACAAGTCACAATTTTCGACGAAATAATCTATCCAGTGGCTATAATCTCTGGTAAACAACATATCAACGTCTAAACAAACTGTACATTCAAAGGGAGATAACCGATCCATCCAAGATCTGCCATTCCAAAATGTCTGCTCATCCCAAGCGATTACATGATCAAAAACCCAAGGACTGTTTAATTCGTTGATTTTTTCTACATCATCTATTACCAGTGCTACTTTGTCGTATCCTGGTTTTTGTGTATTTTTTATACTGAGAGCAAGACCGTATGCCAGTTGCAGATAGTCAACAGTGTCACTGTGTGATACGATAAGCAAATAGCCAAAATTCATATCATCTCCAATAATTGCTGTTGATTTCTAATAATACTCTGTTTGTTCATGATATGGATATCGACTCCAGATATTGCAGCAGCACAATAATTGTTGTCTAACTTATGATCTATCAGAAATGTTAAACGTTGATCATTTACTTCATATAGAATATCTCTATCGAGTGCAGATAAAATCGGTGGTAATATTCCTAGACTAGATTCGACATATCCATCTAATATGTGTTTGCTCACACTAAAAGCAATGTCATTTCGAAATTGCCGATGGTCAAATCTAAACACATCGGCGTAGTGTCTATAGTTTTCTTTAACATGATTAACTGTGTCAAAAAATAATCGTGTATTTTCATTCTTTGTGAACATCACCGTAGTGGCCCAATATAATTTCACACCAGTGTCCGAAACATGTCTATCAAGATATTTCATTCTATCTTGGCTGTAAATATCATTTATAGATTCACCTATCAATAAATCGCAGTCTATGTTCCAGTATTTGTTAAGAACATCGGAAAATATTAAAAAGTCACTGTCTATCAATAGAGTCCTATCATATGGGGTCAGACTCCAAGCAGTGTCTCTATTGACATTCACGAATGGTACTGTGCTGCTGTTTTCACCATCAAACAGTCGCCTTTGATTGTCAGTAATAGGTCGGTCAGCCACAATGATGTTTTCAAAAACTTTTTCAGCTAGATGAAATATTTGAGACTGTTTCATCCATGATATAGTAGAATCATCAGTGACTAATGAAACCGGCATAGACAAATGTTTTTTAGCCAGACCCGCGCTGATCACTGACAATAGAGCATAGTCAACTGCGCGGGTATTATGGGCGTATATTAATATCCCTTGTTTCATGTATCTAATAATTTTTCTACAGATCTACTCTTTTTGATATTTTGATAATGTTCAAAATATTCATTGGTTACTTGAAAGTATCTATCAAATACTTGATCACGGAACACTGTGAGATCGTCAATGAGTATAGGATTTTGATTGATATCCAATAATACCACTGAATGTATTCTGCCCTTATTGATCAAGATTTCTACAAAAGTTAACAGATCTCTGTCTATGCGAAAGATACCGCCGTTAGTGCCATACGTGAGATTAGCTTCTGAACGTTCTTTGAGAGTTTTTTTCTGAATAGAAAAAGTCTGTTGATAATTAGCAAAATCCAAAGCTTTAGCAAAGTGTTCTTGCATGCGGTCTCCTAAATAAACTGTGCAGTTTATTTATTAGTTAGAGTTTGCTGGGGGAAATTAACTGCCAGTAACCGCGCCGACAGCTATTGTAGGGTTAGTGACTGTGAATACTGTACTGCTGGGAACCATTATACCTGTGGCAAACAATGTGGATACAGACACCGTTAATGTGCCGTCAACAAAATCTTCCGGAGGTATAGTCGAGGGTGAATGCGGTCCTGTGGCAGGATCCACATAACCGTCGTTCCACAACACACGAATTTCTCCAGAAAGAGCAGTTCCTGTGCTATTGTTAGTTACACCGCCTGTACATCTAGCCTGTAGTTGCCAGTTGTTTGAACCGTATGGACTAGAAGCTGTGGCTGTATAATATGTTTGAAATGCGTCTGTAACTCGATACCAATTTAAACCGTTACTAGGAGATGTACCGGTGCCTGGATTATTGCCGCCAAAACTCTGTGTACCTGCTGAACTCAACAATGAGGTCCATGCAGTATTTTGATTTGATGTTACACCTCCGCTTCTTGACGAAGAAATTCGTATCTGTCCACCACTGTTAAAAAAATATCTTGCGGCATTCGCAGTTGGAAATGAAAAAGTTACAGTGCAAGAACTTTGTGTAATCCATGAACCAGTTCTTGATTGCGACACAGCAGCGGTTGTGCCACTTTCTCCTGCGGCCACTAAGAATCTAGTTGTGGTGATATTATTTGCCCAATCATCATACTGTTTCTGCGGTACATCCAGTGTACCGGTGTCAGGAGTGAACGATGTTGTGTATCTGATGGTACGGCCCTCGGCTACCTGTGCTGTGGTGGGATTAACACCGTTGATATGCTTGTAAGCATTGATAATGTCAAATCTAAGATTTGCCCACTCATTGATAGTGACTTTTTGACCTTCGGCGACAGCTGTAGAGACTATCCTGGCTTGTTGTCCATATCCAAAGTTTGCACTGCCGTCACCTAACACAGCAACTATCTTGTTTCTGATATCGTTGTAATCCGCTTGTATAATTTTACTATTGACAGCTGGCATAGGGTTATTTATTCAATCACGAGGCTGTGACTACACTGAATGAATAGCTAGGACTAACCACTGCGAAAGTACCGCTGGGTTGTAAAAGTCCTGAAGCTTTGAGTTCTGATGCAGTGATAGTTAATGTTCCGTTGACAAGATCTCCGGGCGCTGGAGCACCGGGATCAATGTAGCCGTCGGTAAGTGTTACTCTTAAAAACAACTGCGTGGCTGTGCCTGTAGAATTATTAGGCACGTTAGTCCGTGCTTCTAGTCGGTAATTATTAGCGGAGTACTGGTATGCCGCACTAACAGAAACTTGATCATAGGTTTGAAAATTGTTAGTGAGAGTATAATAATTAACAACTCCTGTGTCAGCTCCAAACGATCGTGTGCCTACGCTGGCTAAGAAATTAGTCCAGGTATTGATTTGTAGAGTAGACGAACCTCCACTCAGGGAGGTAGTGAATCGTATTTTACCGCCGCTGTTGAAAAAATATCTAGCTTCATCACTGGTTGAGAATGTAACTGTTAAAGTGGCTGTCAACGATGTAGACCACGGTGTTGTGTGTGTTTGACTGGCAGCAGTACTCACAACTGATTGACTGCCTGCTACTTGAAAGCGATTGGTTATAGCTGTTTCTAATAATGTATCGTAATTGCTGTTGGGCGAACTTGCTCCAAATCCGATAGGATCACCTACATTTACAGTGATTATGTCGGGTAATACTCCATCTTGATGAAACTTAATATTGATAATGTCAAATTTTAGTAAATCCCATTGTGCTTTGGTTATAATATTTCCGGTGAATACATCGGAACTTTGCACAGTCTGCCCATAACCTCTAGTCCCTGAGCCAGTGCCAATCAAGGACTGAGCCTTGTTCTGTATGGTCACATACTCTGCTGAAGCGATGCTAGTCCCTATAGCCATTACAGCACCAACGCTTCGATTAGTTTTACACCTTCATCATCGCTGGTTTCAAGAGCGACAGCAAACACTCTGTTAGAATCTAAAGGTGCCATCATAGCACATCCGTTGTCTGCGGCAATTAAATCTTGCCCTTTTTTAATTTGACCAATAACCTTAACTGGAACTCGGCCTTTGAGAGCAACATATACACCGCCTTCGAGATCTTTATTCATCATGAATGCAGGATTATCGCTGATAACTCCTATAGCACGTTGATTTTGCGAACACGCAGTGATTTCTTTTTCTCCGCCGATCACTACAACTGTGCCAACATCATACAACTGATCTGGAAGATATTTTTCAGCTAGATCTGCGTATCTTGCTGCTGTGGCTGTACCATTGAAGATGTTTGCTGTGACATTAGCACTGACATCTCTAGCAACAATACTGTATGCTGTAGCCGTTAACCGTGCTGTTCGGTATTGTGTACTGGGTGTGCCGTCTGCCCATGTTGGGTCTACTCTGGCATTTGTTCTATCGATGAAAGTTCTGTCTACATTATCAGCTATACCAATAAATTGATTAGCTACAAGATTACCACTGCTGTTACGTATGGCCACTGTGGCCACTGCTGAACCTGGAACTGTAGCACTGCTGTCTAAACCGTTTAACTGACCTGCATTAGCAGCAGTGCTAGATGATCCAATCACTGCTCCTGTGAGTGTTCCTACTATGTTAGCTCCGGCAAATCCAATTTGTTTAGTGGTAGCATTAATGATCACATCGTTGTCATTGGCTAAGACATTGCCTTTGTGACTACCAGTGGTATTGCCTGTGACTGCACCTACCAAAGAACCGGTGAAAGTATTAGCATACACATTGCTCCATGCTAGTGCAGGTGTGCCAAGAGCGTAGGTATTTGTATCACCTGGGGTGACTCCAGTAGGTGTTAAAATAGCTATATCCCGCTCGTCTGTGGTTTCTGTTACTGTGATTCTGAACGTGATGTTATTTCCTAAGCGATTTTCTACGATCACCTCATCCCCATTTTCTACTCTAATTCGAAGATCGTTGCCGTCACCTACTTGAAATCCAGGATCGTTGAAGTCTACTTCAGATGTGAATGACGTTTCACCGAGCTTAAGATACTGATCACTGGTGAATCCGCCTAGTTTATCTGCATTTGATGCAGTGCCCCAAAATTTAAAATCGTCTGAACTTACACCTGTTTGAGACTTGGCCAGTGTAATACCTTTCTTAATTACCGTAAAATCATCAATGGGATTTTTAGTATTGTCAAGAGTAAATGCTATTTTGCTGGCTATGGCAACAGTTTTGTCGTCTGTGATCACTTTAAGTATAGTGTGTGGACCTTCGGCAGTGGTCAATGTGCCATATACCACTGCTGCAGAAATAATACTGTTGCCTAAATCGGGACTAGCTATCGGGCCTACTAGCGTAAACTCGGTGCCTGTATAAGCATACAACTGTTTTGCACCGGTGTCCCACCAAAAATCACCTGTGGATAGTCCACTGGGTGCCGATGCGCTGGCTTCAGCTCCGCTGGCTACTTTGAATCGTGTGCCATCATAATATTTTAATTTCTTAGTAGAAGTGTCAAACCAAATCTGACCTGTGATGGATTTTGGAGGTGCTGTGGTATTTGCAAAATTTTCCAGTAGATGAACAAAATTTTCATTCTGCACTTCACCGTAGCCTGCGTAATTTTTACCCACTAATCGTAAATCAGTAGTGGTATCAATTGTACCATCTGCTACTGATGTTAAAAATGCCCCGCTAAATTTATTAACTTCGTATGACATGCTGTAATATTCCTAGTATGTTGTTATTTATGCTATATTATTCTTGCAGCAGCGGCCTGTCTTTGTTGCTCAAGTTGCAGATATTCTGCATCTGTTAAACTTGTGGTGATATTCAATGCTTTCTGTCTGATATGTCTTAAAACTTTCCAATCTGTGCTATTTAAAAATTCACGGTCTTGTCCGTTGGCAACATCTACAACTCGTTGTGCTGTAACTCCCGCTGCGACCGCAGAAACAGATCTACTAGATACATCAAAATAATGAGTTTGTGCTGCTATTTGGGTAGCTTGTGCATCTGAAATTTCTACCACTGAAACAGAACTTGGTACATTAGGTTCATAACTTAATACACTAACTACTAGATTATTTTCTATACAAACATAATGCATGATTAACTCCAAATGACCAAATAATTTGCTGCTGGGGTGCTTCGCTGTTCTGTGTTCTGAACATATACCCTGATCCTATCACTGAGATAAGAATAAGTACATCTAATTGAATCATTGCCGTCAACACCACCTGCATAATGAACCACGTGAATCGACGGTATAAATGCCACAATATTTGCCATGCTTTTTCCTGCCGGAGGAAATACGTCAAAAAAGTTTGCATTATCGTTGAATGATCCAACTTGATTAGTAAATCCTGATGTGCTGTATTGTGCGCCACTGATAATGGTGTACTGAGGTAGCCTGCTATCTACATATGTTTTAGTAGCAGCGTGATTTGCGTTCACTGGGGCGCCGACCAATGTTAGGTACCCAGTCATAGTGCTGCCTGCTAATGCTACTTTGGTAGCATCGGTGGCAGTAATTGTTATGTCTTGTGTGCCATTGAATGATACCCCGTTAATTGTTCTTGCAGTTTGTAACTGAGTTGCTGATCCTGCATTTCCAGAAACTGTACCTGTAACTGTACCTACAAGATTAGCTGTGATAGTTCCTGCTTCAAAATTGCCGCTGGCATCACGTGCAACAACTTTACTAGCAGTGTTGGTTGTTGTAGCATCTACTGATAATGTGACCGCAACTGTGCTGTTATAAGAGGCCACAGTACCACTGGTAGATGTGTTGACCATGTTGACATAACTGCCTTTGGTTAATTGTTCCGTAGATAATGCATCCCAGACAATAGTTCCAGCCTGTGCCTTCAACACATATCCGGCTGTGCCTAATCCTAACATGGCAGTTGTACCAGCCGCTGTTTGATAAGGAATAGAACCAGCTCCACCACCTACAAGATTAGTTGCTGTGGTTGCTAGGGTAGCTGTGTCTGCATTTCCTATAAAATTATTAGCATATATGCTATTAAATTTATATCCTGTTATACCAAGATTAGTTGTGTTGTCGCCTATGATAGCAGGAGCGTTTGGTCCACCAAGGCCCAGCGAAGTTGCAGAATCAACAAAGTTAACATCCGGCCCACTTGTGCCCATATCAAAATTTAAACGTCCTGTAGCAGATCTAATTGTTGGTGTGCCAGAATCAACAAATAATCTAAGTTGGCTACCGCTGCCTACAGTGACCCCATTGTCTGCGACATTCAACGAATTTAATGTCCCTACTTGGTTAAGAGATGAAAGTGTTATACCACTGTTTAGAGTCGTACCAGTAAGGGTAATTGCGGCTGCGGTGACTGTGATATTATTAGTGCCATCAAAGTTTACGCCGTTAATAGTTCTTGCTGTGGCTAATCTAGTAGCTGTGGATGCATTGCCGCTGAGTTGAGCGCCGACAAATTGATTAGCCTGTACAGTATTAAACACACTGATACCACTATTAGCAGTAACATTACCTGTAAGGTCGCCAACAAAAGTTGCGCTGATAGTGCCAGCTGAAAATCCACCTTCTGAATTTCGTGCAACTACCTTACCTATACTGTTAGAAGATGTCGCATCAACACTCCAAGTGATTTCTGAACTGCCATCAAAATCTGAGCCGAGAATATAGGTGCCTTTTTTAAGATGATTTGTTGTAGAACTTTTGACAGTGATGTTTACGTCGCCGGTAAACGGGACTCCATTGATTAACCTTGCGGTCTGCAATTGAGTGGCTGTGGCTGCATTACCTGTGATACTGCCATTGATTTTAGCTGTAGAGGATAAGTTTATACCGACTTGTAAATTGTTTTCAAATCCTGCAACACTGTTATTGCTGTTAATTACGAAAGCTGAACTGGTACATATAGCCAAAGGAACACCGTTGGTTTCTAAAAATATCACAGGCCGAGCAGTACCGTTGATGTCATTTATAGTCGCCGATCTTGCTTTAGTAGAAAGGAATCCTTCCACCGACTCGGGACCTATCAATCTCCACTCTGTGCCAGTGTATACATATAATTGATTAATTGGAGCTTTTAACCATAAGGCCCCTGCATTGGTATTAGGCGGTTCAGTGACACTGACTGTGGCCGAACCAATAGGGTTCCACTGTATGCTGTCATATACATAGGCAGTATCGTTTGTGGTGTTGAACCAAATCTGTCCGGTAATTGGTCTCGAAGGAGCCGCTGCGTTTGCAAAGTTTTCTAAGAGAAACACAAAATTTTCATTCTGTGTTTCACCATAACCCACATAGTTTCGACCCACTAACCCTATACTGGTAGAAGTATCTATGGTACCATCTTCTAACACTACAAGCTGTGTGCCGTTAAATCGGTTAATAATATACGACATTTAATTCGCTCCTAGTTCTATTACGGGGGCAACACTGTGTCAGACTGATGTGTCCATACACCACTTACTATTTGAAACAATTTAATAATTCTTGTCACAGATACACTGGCTGCTGAGATAGTGGCTGTAGGAAAGCTGACGTTTGTTAATGCTAAACCAGTAGCACCAAATCCGTCAGTTTGGAACGAGGCTGTTGAGAATGCAGGAGGAAGTGAATTAATTTCTAGACTTTGTGCATTATTGCTGATCAAACTGCATAGTACTCTTGCATACGTGAGTGATCTGTATTCACTAACTGGAGCAAGATTATTTAATATATTGGCAATAATATAGATATTAGATTTACCGTCAGACAAATCAATTGAAAAAATCAAAGGTCTTGATTCTATCCTATTGTCAGTGTATTCTTTGGTAGCGGCATCTTGAGCAGCTGTAGGATCAGCTAGGCCGGTGATTTTTGGTGATCCTATTAGCGCAACGTTTCCTGAGCCATCTGGCTCTAGTTCAATATCAAAATTAGACGACACTGTGCTGATTCTATGATTCTCCAGTCTCATTTGTGTGACTGGTGGAGCACCCGGACCTATATTTACTACGTTTTGTGTACCGAAAGCAGTTACTCCTGGGATACTGGTAATTGCAGATCCTAAACTGTTTCCATCGATAACTTTTGTAGTACCGATATATATTCCTTTACCTGCTGCTAGATTCAATGTTTCAGAAATATCTAACCAGTTGCTGGTATTATTATAAGCAATGGTTTTATCAGTGGTACCTTTGATTGTTATTCCTGCACCGTCGGCTGTGCTATTACTAGGACTGGCCACATTAGCAATTATCACATTCTTATCTTCTACTGTAAAGATGCTAGTATTTAAAGTAGTTGTGGTTCCTTCAACTGTGAGGTCACCAGTTACCACAAGACTACCTCCTGTGGTTATTACACTGTCAGTGAAAGACGGATAAAGTCCTATGGTTCGAGCGGCGGCATTAATGACTAGAGCATTTTCTTGATTAATACCCTTGCGCACATTAAACACTAAATTTTTATCAGCAGCGGCATTTGAAAGTAATACATCGCCGCTGTTAACAAAAAGATTAGCTTGACCTGCTGATCCTACCACAATTCCTAGATCTGTGGTTATCTGGAGTTGTCCGTTGATAGCATTAGAAGTATCTGTTCTCACATATGTGGTAGCTAGAGCTCCGCCCAGTCTTTCACTGTTAGTACAGGTCACTGCAAATTTTAGTCCTGCTAAGGTACCTGCATTAAATCCAGGTTGTATACTGCCAGAAAATCCTATGATTTCTGTTTTTGGAGTAAAACTGTCTTTGGCAAATATGCCTAATAATATACCGTTGTTATATAGCGAGGTTATGATTTTAGTTTGATTGAGTGTATCTAAAATACTGTCAACTTTCAATCCACTCAATCCCTGTATGGCACTGTAGGCTGGTGCTAATAATATCGCGGTGGTTCCATCAAAGAAATACAACTGCTGCGCAGTATTGTCAAACCAAAGATCACCTATAGCTAATGTTGATGGTTGCGTACCGGATATGGTAGCTGAACTAACCGGTACAAAATCAAAACCGTTATATATTTTAAGTTTTGACTCACTGGCGTCAAACCAAAGTTGTCCTTTGATAGGATTCAACGGTGCAGTGGTATTGGAAAAATTTTCCAGCAATTTCACAAGATTTTCGTTGAATGCTTCGCCAAACCCGCTGTAGTTTTTTCCGATCAGCGTGAGATCTGTGGATAGATTGTCTATCTGTCCATCAGCAACTGTTGCTACTATAGTCCCATCTGTTTTGTTTATCTGATATGCCATTTGTGATTTCCGTTTAGAAAGCCGGAGGTCCGGATCTGATTATATAATTTATGGTTAAGAAAGGATTCATCAGACCCACAGCAGTTCCAAGTGTAACTCCTACTGGTTTCTTCACTCCGCCCGAATCTTTGAGATACTGTGCCTGTCCTGGTGCTGTTGGTCCTAGTCCAGAGGTAGCCAACGGATCAAGCGTAGTTGTTACTGCCACTGCAGAATAGTCTTGTGTAGGTGTTCGCAGTGTGTGGCTGTGCTCTGGTAAATTAGCCAGTGTCAAACTTACCGAACTTTGTCCAGCAGATCCTGCAATCACTGTGGCCTGCACGTCAGCTACCCTGCCTGCTGTTCCACCACCAGCATCTACATATCCGCCTGTAGCCACAGGTATAGTACCGGCGTTGTCCATGTTGTCTTTGCCTAAGGCAAATCTACCTCGGAGATCTGGTAATCGAAAAGTGTTAACACCGATCAACGGTGCTGCACCGTTGTAAAACACACCTATGATGTCGAATAAATCTCCAAACTTAGTTCGCTCAATTTCAGATCCATCACAGAACAAATATCCGTCCGGTGCAGTGGTTCCTGCATAGGGGATTATGGCTCCTATAGGAACTGCAAGATCTGCCATAAAAGCTTCTCTAGTCTGTTTAAGCAGACCGGAACTGGCCAGCGATGCTTCACTGGGTCTATAGGTTAATACAAAATCGCCCTTTTTACTTCTGTTTGGCACTGGGGAAGATTTGGACGCGATAATATTTGAACTTAGTGTGCAATTAAATATTTTAGTGGAAGTACCGACCTGTCCGTCAAATTGTACAGCGGGCGATATCACATCCCCTGCAAGTTGAAAACTGGTTATGGAAGATAACGCTGTGGCAGTATTGGCATTTCCGCTGATGTTTCCATCTAACACACCTTGCAGTGTATCTGCTATCACGGTCTTGGCTCTCACATTATTCCATCGTCTCAAACTAGTTCCAAGGTCGTAGGTGTTTGTGGTTTTAGGCTGTACGACGTTTGTCTGTAGTATTCCTGTAACATCTATACCACTGCCTACTAAAAGGTTCTTAGTAATGGCCATTCCGCCTGTGGTTCTTATACTGCCGTTACTAAAATTGGTGCTTTCAGTTGTGTTATTGATTATTAATGATCCAGAAAACACTGCACTACCATCGACATCAAGGGCTTGAGAAGGATTCGCTTGATTAATACCTACTCTGTTGTCAATTATCTTAATGATTGTAGAAGGTATACCATTTCTATTGGTCTGAATGTCTATGGAACTACCGGCTGCGGAATTATAAATTTTAGCCGCAGTAGCAGAAGCAGACAAACTAAATGCACCGTCTATGCCTACAGTGATACCGTTATTGTTTCTTACATTCAATCCAAAATCTGTGGTGTTTATTACATCGTTTCTGAGAAATTTTCCAGCCTCGACTTCAACGCCGCCCACCGATAGTGCCTGCGCATTTCGAGCTGTGCCGTTGAGTATGGGTAAAAATCCTCCCACAAAATTTGCTATTTCAGGACTGGTTGCAGGGGCGTTGATATTGATGCCTGCTCGCACTGTGTTAAATCCAGAAATAATAGTTTTAGGAGTAAAACTATCCTTACTGAAAATTATCACCGGAATATCGGCTATGTAAAATATCAAAATAAATCTATTGATGTTGTCGGAGTCGGCCACTCTTTCAATCACTGGACCATAACGCAACCCATCCACGGTGCTTTCAACTGGGCCTACTAAAATCCATCTAGTACCTGTGAATATTCGCAACTGTTGGTTGGTAGTATCGACCCATAATTCGCCTACTTTGCTGTCCTCAACTGCAGGTTGACTGACACCTTTTTGTATACCAGATGCTGCTTTCCAATCAGTGTTGTCCCACAACATCATAGTACCATTAGTACTATCATACCATAACTGACCCTCTATAGGATTTACTGGTTCGTTGGGTGATGCAAAATTTTCTAACAAATTTAAAAAATTCTCTGCAATAATCTGTCCATATCCAGTAACGTTACGTCCTGGGAATGTTAATGTAGTATCTGTGCTGGATGTATTGTCAAATACTGTCAGCGGACTTTTATTTTCTTTATCGGTGAAGTTAACTATATAAGGCATGATTATACCTCAGTGAAGCCAGTTAGGCTTTGCACACGTATGGTGTAGTCGATCTGCAACAATCTATTCAATGATTTTTGCACAGGATGAAATATCACATGTGTAAGTAATTTGCCTTCTGTGCCGTTAGGTCCTAGACTCTTTAGGCCTAATTCGTCAAATACAAATTCACCGTTCATGTCAACGCTGTTATCAAATGCTTCTTGACCTAATGGCTCACCGTAATCTAACAAGCAAGTGATCAAAATGTCACTGTAAGTTGCACCACTGATATGACGAATTTCCATCTTGTTTCGTATTGGGTCTTGATTTTCAATGGCATTTTGATCCACAACCTTTTGGTAGGTTTGATTATATAGACTAGAATTCACTCCTACTGTGTTTGGTGTAAGGTATGTGATAAGTCCCGTGGGATCTACTGTGGTTCCACCTGTGCCAAAAATCATTTGATACACTGTTCCGTAGCCCTGATTGCTGAGACTGTTAACCATGGCCACACTCATATTTTCATAATGAATAGCATTTCTTTTGTCCACAAAAACTTCTTTAGTTTCGGGATCGTGTATTTTGATATGCCCTTCGAAGTGAAATCCACCGGTTTCATTGGGTTTATTTTCAGTGTTCTGTTGTGCTGTGTCTGGATTTTTTGGCATATTATTCTCTTGTGTTTCCATCATCATATATTTATTCAGGTAGCGCCGTGGTCTTTTCGCTAATGAATCTAGCTATTGTAGTGTTGTTGTCGGGCAACGGTATACCTTTGCTGGCAGTGATATCACCTCTCTCATACCAGGTTTTTCCTAGTCGTCTCAGCACACTCACTCGTGTGCCTGCAGGCAACGCAGTTGTAAGCCTTATAAAAGCTGTGGATCCGTCTACACTGAATTCGGCTTCTTGCAGCTGATCAGCTTGCGGACTATAAGCACCGTTGGCTTCTACCCAAACACTTTGCGGATCTTTACGCAATCTACGGCCGCCAGCAAATACTTCTATCTGATCACAAGGTCCGTGTGTAACAGGTATAGTGTCTCTGTACCAAGTACCGCTTCGTATACTCTTTGCAGGGACGAAACTTAACGGACCGATAGTCTGTGCTGATCCTATTGTAGAATCATCTGGGGTACCATTACTGGTAAAATCAACACGTTCCTGTGTTTCATTATACGGTATAGTTTCTGAATATCCAACATCAACTATTGCTGTACCAACTGCATAATTGTCAGCGATCGCTGTACCTTGACTACCTCTACGCAACTGGCCTAATGTATTACCAATTTTGGTCATGTATTCAATACGTTCGCCGGCGATCGATATCACCCCCGGAATATTTCTTGAACTAATTGGGTTACTGAGAGTTGTAGCATCATCTACCTGCATTTCAGTATCATAATAATTCAACATTCTCTGTAATTTTACTGTGCCTTTGGCATATCTATTATAGTGATATATATTCAACATATCTTTGTGAATCTCATAAGCCACAGGTAGACTAAATGTATTTCTACTGAAATTTAGAATTTTAATGTCATCTGTAAGTGTAGATTCTGTTTTTAAATAAACCACAGCACGGGGCAGCGACACAAAATAGTCTTTTTCCTGTCGAAGACGCTGACCATTTTTATAAACCCAGACATAACTAGCAGACAACGGAGGTCTAGATAATTGGTATTGAGCTTTGCCGCCAACTGTATGATCTGTGATGATATCTAAAGATGGATATTCGTTAAACCACGTGATATCTATTTTAGAACTGGTAGAATCCCCCGTGTAGTTTAAATTCACTGCAGAATCAATTATTAGACTGTTGCCTTGTATAGCATATTCCGATCTACGATTATTTTCAATTTTAATATTGTCTCCTAGAGACAGTGACGCAGCATTAACCGTTAACACTTTTGTAGGGCCATCAAACACCCAATCGCTCACATATGTTTGCAGTATTCCGTTAACATAGACTGTAACATTAACTGGAAGTATACTTCCTCCAGTTTCTAACGGATCTTGACCTAGTGTAAAAATATTATTAGTGCCATCATACACCGCAAACACAGTATCCGGTCCTGTCAACACTACACCGTTGACTTCAACAATCATAGAACTCACAGCCGAACCACGAATCAACTCCGTGAATCCGTCTAGATCAAAACTTCGTGTGCTACCTTCAAAATATACAGTTTGAGAATTTACCTGTACTATAGCTACTCCTGCGCTGTCAGTATCAGCGGCAGATTCGAAGCAGACGATTTTGATTACATCGCCTGCTAGTGGAAAGACTCCGAAATCTACCAATGTTCTACCAACAGCGTCGACTACATCTGTGCTGTTGCGGAATCCCACATCAACTGCTTTACCATTAACTGTGACAAATATTTGAGATGTGTTATCATAGTTGGCATTAGTTAAAAATAGTCCTGTATTACCATCTGCTGTATAGGTTTGATAATCTAGAATTCCCAGCCCGCCTATTCCGATTGATAGAATTTCAACCACTAGTCCGTCTGCAGGGGCTGTGACAAACTGCACAGTTTGAGCTTGTTGGTCTATAACATAGTCTGTATCTAATATTTTAGGCACATTGTTCACATATACAAACACTGATTTAAATTCCAGCACAGTCTGGCCTATAGCAAAGTTTTTGTCAACACCGTTGGCTACAGAGATCTTAGATTGCAGTGTTGCATCACTAGGCACTGAATTGTTATAAACTTTAATAGAAACACTCTCTAGGACCTGCCCTGGTACATTTTCTTCAGGAGCTGGAACATGATCCGGTTCTACAAATTTTCCGCCCGTGATAGCAATTTCTTCTGCGGTTGTTCCTGTGGCTGTGACATATGCTCCACTTATTGCCGACAGTGAGCCGCCGCTGAGCTTGGTATCTAAAATATTATCATCGGTGATGGAAACACTACCGTCACTTTCTATAGGACGGAAGATTAACGTGTCCCCATTGTCAACCAACAAATACTGGCCTATTTGTATTCCATCTGTGATGCCATTGCCTACAAATGTTGGCATCTCTGCAGACGGATTAACACCTGTACTAGAATCGTTGTTAGCTGTATAAAATTCATCGTCTACACGCACAGTGACATTGGTGTTTTTGCGCTTGATGTAGATGTTGATTTTTTGACCCGCATTAGGAATATACGGTAATCTCACTGTGAATATTTCCCAGAATGTCTGCCACTCTTCTGATATACCCGGAATAATAATGTTTCCTGCGGTGTCAACACTGTTTTTTAGTGCTTTGTATAATATGCCATTAACTTCTACAATTTCATTTTCCAAATATACCGCAGTGGAATCTACAAAAGATCTTATACCATCTACTATGAAATAGTAATCAGCACTGGTTTCAACCGAATCCCAATTGTCTGTGAACCAAGGCAGAGCATCCCATCCACCAGTGACATCAAATGTGGTGCCTTGTATTTGGACACCACCAAAATCGATGCCGGTCATTAACTGATTTAACTCTTTACCAATCATTCCCGACTTAGGAGCGTACGATTGATTAATCCTATTCACTGCATCAAAAAGCGTGATATTTTTATCATATGTAACTGATATCACATCTCCTGCACTAGGAGCCTGATTAAAAATCAGTTTGCCTCTTAGTAGAGAGTAGTTGTCAGTGGCCTGATAATATAAATTCACAGTATATTCGCTAGCCAAGACTACTTGATCGTTTTTCAGTATAGAGATTCGAGTTTTGTCTCTAGTAGGAGCGTAACTGAGAGCAAATACAGCCGTGGTTCCGTTGGCTGTAAAATTCTGAGCCTGTGTTAACGATTGATAAATTCCCACTGTGGCCAATCTATCAAATTTAATAGACACATCGAAGGTTCTGACCTTAGTATCTCCTATCACTGCCACAGCTTTCGCTTGAATAGCAGTAGTAGAATTGCCGCCGACTAATGTTACTAATGGTGCTTTGGTATAGCCGGTACCTGTGGTCAACATGCGGATACCAGATACTTTACCGTTGGCAATAAATGCCTGAGCAGTAGCTCCGGTACCGTCACCTTGAATTAGTACCCTTGGTGGGGTTGAATATAGTGTTCCATTGACATATACTTGAATGGCTGTTACTGAATATCCTCGATTATCTGTCCACCATTTCCATGGATAGACATCTAGTTCCGGGCGAACAGATGTAATAGGAACTACTGCACCATCTACGACAGAGTAAGTAGGTGGCAGATCAAAATCTGCTGTAGATTGTGCATAATTTTCTAAGGTATCATATCTGCTGACATATTCACGAACTTTGGTTCTATAAGGTTTTACTTCGTTGATATAATCTTGAAAGCTGACTAAATTATCATTCTTATAGTTTAACTTTTGTTCAAAGGCTCCCACATTATGTGTGGCATTTAGAAAACTAGTTTTGAACACCCAATCAACATACTGCTGTTCGCTTAACACTTGTCTAATTGCAGTAAAAAACAATTTATTCCATTCTACTGCGTAATCGCCAACAAAAATATCTTCTTTAACAGCGGCGAAAATATTTCGTAATTCTTTGGCATTTTCTACGTCATATGTAGTGGTATCAAATGCCTGTGTATTGTCAAATCCCACACCAACAGCTGCGGTATCATACAATGAGGCGTCTAATTTAATGGTGCCGTTTTCTCTACTGATTATAGAATATCTGTCAAGGAAAGTTTCTCCAATGTCGGCAATTTTCTCAAACACAGCCCATCCGCCAGATGTGTATTCTTTGATCTTTATGATATCGCCTACGTTAACTTTGGTATTGATCTCATCATAGATGCTATTGTATTCTCTAATTATTCTAAGGTTCGAATCATATCCCGGTTTGGTCCAATTTATTTTGGACCAATATCTAGTAGTATCGAATGCCTGAGATTGACTGCGGAAAAATACTCCGCGGGTGTTATCCCAAGAATAGATACTCCAAAAATTATTGAGGGTAGCGTCATTCTTGACCAATACAGCAAAATATCTCACTTGTACATTTATAGTGCTGTATTTCTTACCTCTATTGGTTAATATCACTTGTGATATTCTTCCTTGGCCATCGATCCTACAAACCGCAGAAGCTTTGACACCATCTCCGCTGATAGTTATTGGCGGACCTTCATATAGTTGAGGTGATGTTCCTAGTATGGCTGCTTTGGGTTTATATCCAAATCCGGGATCTATTATATCAATAGTGTCTAGTTCGCCATTGATCAAATTACCACGTAATATCGCCTGTTTGATTCTCACTGTTCCCACAGTCTTTAGATCTTGGTCATTGTCTACTGTCACATCAAAGATATTCAACACGTCACTGGGTTCACTGTCTACTTTATTGAGATTTGTAAAATCAATAGTGTCTGCAAACATCTCTTTTTTCAGAATATTATTAATATATTCTATGGTGATTTTTAATGCCAACACCCGGTCAACAAACATGGTTTGTCTAGGGCGATAATTAATACCATATTTCTGTTTAGCTGAAAGGTCAGTGTCGGGGACCCTATTGCCTGCTCTATCAGAACCTACCAAACTGTCAATCCATTTATTTTCTAATTTCATCGACGGAAGACTGTCTGCTACTGCTTCTGTCAATAGTTGATATTCGCTATGTACAGGAACCTGAGACTCTAAATTATTTCTCAACTGTACATTCAACAGTGCCGTATCTGATTGTATAACTGAATTGAAATTATATGTTACAAACTTGTCAGTGTCTATAAACGCAACATATGCCACGCCAGACCCACTAGGATTAGAAATTAATCCTGCAACTTCTGCAGCTGATCGTGTTCTGTCGGACATTCCTGTAGGCACAACAGCTTTGTTTTTTACCCAATAATAATAGTATGTTTCGCTGACTGCTCCGGTATAGGTACTGAAAAACTGTTTAACACTATAGACATCGTTATTGGGATATAATGGTTGTCCGCTGATGCCCTGTGTTAATCCTAGATTAGTATCAGCTAGAGCTGCCCATTCGTTGGGCAACAGCACGGTCTCTACCCATTCGTATACATCGACACTAGCACCAGGCGCTAATTGATTCCATGCACCAAGACGATATGCAGCATCGTTTTGTTCGGCGTATTGAAACTTGGCTGTACCTATGTTCCACCATAATTTTCCTACATTTTTTTCCAACCAATTTACCGAAGTGTCTACTACCACTTCATCTGTGCCTATGGAGTAAATTGCAGGATCATAAGCGGTTTTAAATGTAATTTCCTGTTCTGCTATGTTTAAAATTTTACCAGCAGCAGGATTGATGAAGTCGACGTCTTGTATTTTAATGTTGCGAACATTGTCGTATAATTCTGTTTTCTTAATTTTTCTAAGATCGATCAATGGCTGTTGGATAGTCAACGGAGTCCATGACACAGCATCTTGAGAAGCAGTAAACAATCTTGCTAGACCTTGAGTGCTGTTAGTAGATGTATTTTTATAGTAAGGAGATCCTACTAATATTTTATTTCCCACACAGTCTATACTAGAACCAAAAGATTCATCTGCTTGCAGACTGGATTCTAATTTTTCAGTAAGGAAAAATACTTGATCTTTTTTATCAAACACATACACACCGCCCGTAAATCCCTGTTCTATAAAGAATCGTGTGTTGGCATTATCAAATGTAGTTCCCCCGAGTATGTCAAAATTTACAGGCAGCGATGTTTTAGTATTTCTTGCACCGACCGCTATTTTTGCAGCATTAGGACTGATTGATACTGCGTATCCAAAGTACTCGTTGGCATATATATCAAAACTCTGTAATTTCTGTTTCACACGAAATTCTGTTACAGGTTTATCTAATTCTAACAAATACACCGAGCCTTGATCTTGATAATTTATGTCTGCTCTTGGACTCGATACCACTAACGTAGTTCCATCGGAATCTATGTCCATAGAGAATCCAAACTGATCACCGGTGCTGATAACTAGGCCCGAGTCTATGTCTGTGAATGAAGACAGTGATCCTGCATTTATCATCTGTGTGAGCTCATATGAATCATATGAAGTTTTCTTATACACAAATATTTTCCCAGATGCTACTGTGGTACTGTCGCCTACCTGCTGCCAATTCGCGCTGTTAGATGGGTCTTCATTATAACTGCGATACGTACTGTCTGGTCCTAAAAACACATCTCCTAGCTGATAATATTGGTACGAATCGCTAGGCGATCCCTGATATCTCACCACTTCGCCTTCTACATATTCTACATCTCCTCGCCATATGCCTCGATAATTAGCAAAATACTGACCGTCACTGTCAGGTGCGCCGATAACTAATATACTGCCATCTCTGCTCATAGTCATCGAAAAACCAAACCGATCACCCTGTTTGACTAATTCTGCTTTTTGCAGATCTGTTAGTAGGCCTGTGGTAGTAAACTCCTGTGTAGATCCGTCATCTTCAACAGAGATATTAGTTGGCAAGGAACAATGTGTAGATATGTCACTGACTTTGAGCCAGTTCTGTGACTCTAACGTGATAGTGCTACCGTCTGATGTTGAACCATCTAGACTCTGCCAGAGGTTGCCACGAACAACTTCTCCCACAGGATCTTGAGATGCTTGCCATACTATTTCACCTTGCTTGTATGATTCAAGTATATCATATATACCCTTGTACAAAGGGTTTTCCATGTGTGTCCATGCTGATCCAGTGAATTTATAGAGATATACTCTGCCTGTGTTGTTATAAGATCCAATAGCAGACACCGCCATGTAATACTCAGTGCCGTTTACCCCTATGGTTATTTCAGATCCAAACAGTTCGTTGTCCGAGGGTCTCGGTGAAACAAATGCATCAGTGTTCACATATCTACCGTTGACAAATTGATATATGGCGATCATGCCCTGTTGATAATAACCTGGGTTTCTACCAGATTCTGTTAATGGTATACCAGTGAGATGTTGTTCCCAATCATCAGAGTTAATAGCTATCTGAGTGCTGCCATCTCCTAACCCTACAAAATTTGCGTTAGCATTCAACGCTCTGTAAAGTCTGCCGCCATACAGTACAATATCACCTTGTTGATAGGCTACTTCAGTCTGCCATTCGCCCATGTAACTGTTGGTCGCACCGCTAGCCAAAGGAGCACCTATTACAAGATATTTGCCGTCTGGACTTACTGCTATTTTTTCTCCGAACGATCCCACAGCAATATTATAGAATCCCGAAGGCGGTGCAACAATCTGCTTTAAGGCTAATCCTGTATCAGTTTCTACATAGACGTTGACAAATCCAGATCCCGGTATACTGACTATAACATGTTTGAGATTATTATCGTATATGACCTTAGTACCTGCACCCAGCGGAGAAGACACTGAGAAATCTGCAACTGTTTTTGCAGTGTATAGTTTATTTTTTTCTATAACTTCCCATTGTTCGCTGCCATTATCGTCAACAAAAACCAAAGATTTATTTTTCAACAATGCTGCACCGCGCTGATCGATATTGGCATAATCAGAGAATCGTGCAGATGTCAACAAGATAAGATAACTCAATGTACTGGTATCTATTTCAGGATCTTGAATGTCCGCATTTACCTCAACTGTGACTGTGTTGTTAGTCACTGCTGTAACCCGGAAAAATCCTGTGAGGTTAATTATGTCACGGATGCCTATAAATTCATTCACTGCAATTGCATGTGGCTTATTAAGTGTCAATGTTACCACAGTGTCGTCAACCCTGACCACTGCCTCAATATATGCCAATTGAGACTCATTCGCTCTCAAAACCGTCCAACTGCTTTGATAAAAAGTAATCCAGATATGATCATTTTCGTTCACTGTAGAAATATCTAGAGAAACTAGATCATCTATGGTTGCAATTGCATGTTGGTATTGACCGGTGCTTACATAACCTGCTGTTTGTGTAGGCAGTGTTTCTGTTGAGCTAGGTAGAATGTCCACAGTGTATGGTACAGAAGATATGGTGAAATCTGCGGCAGTGAGTCTGTAATATTGATCCAACGCCTTTGCAGTTTCTACGTTATTCACTATAAACAACTGAGGATTCAATAAGAATTTATTTTTAATTAACTGAATTTCTATTTCAGTGAATTGATCTGTACCTCCTATCCTGCCAAGTAAAAATGCCCACTCTTCATTGAGTTGTATACTGGCGGATCCGCTGCGACTGAGTTTGTCAAAGATTTTAGTAATAGAATTGCTGGTGCCTTTTTCTCTAATAAATCCCTGATATAATTGAAATTGGCTTACTGGATCTTCTGCGAGGTTCTGTAGATAGTCCCTCTGTTGATATCCCACTGCGTGTCTTGCCAGATCACGCTGACTCTGACTAATGCCTTCTGATGATGTTTCAAAGTAATCACTGAACTGTTTGATCTTATAGTCAAAATTTGCCACCAACTGTTTTTGTGGTTGTGAATCTAATTTGACCCAGTTAGAGTCATTGAACTGCTCAGTGCCTAATTGATTAACTAAACTAGTCCAATTGTATGATTTATATGCAACAATGTCTCCTAGTTTGTAGTCTCGGAAAGGTTGCCAGATCTGTATGTCAACATTGTCAAATAAGAATCCCGGACTGGTATAATCTCCGTCCCAATCCACTGTGCGGAAAGCCTGCATTTTAATACGGCCTTGGCGATATCCTGTGGTTTTATCATATATAATATCGTTGAATACTGTACGATCATCGAATACTGTTACATGTTCTTTAAGCACGAAGTACAGTTTTGCATAAAATAAACCGTCTGTGGTATTTGTGGTTTCTACTGTGACTGTTTGAAAACTTCTGTTCACGTTGATAAATCTCGGAGCCAGAGGTTTGCCGTCAGCCTTTAATACTTGATAATCGTAAAATCCATCTAGAATATTATCAGACACGCCCACAGGCACAGATATTTGCAATTTTTGTGCTGAGGGGCTGAGAGTAATTATAGCTCCAATATCCCAATTGTGTTTGGTCCAGAACATGAATTCTTTACACGCACTTAACCAATCTTGACTGGTTTGATTTATAGGATCATAATTGTCAAAAACTAAACCTTGGCTTTTTAGATAACTTTCGTACCCTAACAAAAAATCAACCACTTGTTGGATGCTGGTCAATCTTGTGCCGTAGCTGATCTTTCTAGTAGCTATAACATTGAATGTTTTTCTTCTTTGAGCTTCCACTGCTCCAACTCGAGGTATATTTCCTAGTTTTTGCCAATTGGTTCTATCAAACTCTGAACCGCTGTTATGTGTTTTTAACGCACGATAAAAATTGCTTTGATATCTTACCAGCACTCCGTTATTGTAGTTCTTGTCCTCGATCCAATTAGTAAACGATTCGCTGACTCCGCCAACTGAAATCACAGGATCTTGTTGGCTGGCTAAAGATTGATGATAGTTAAAATACGGTTGTATGTTATCATAGCCTTTGACTAACCATCCTCCCTGAGTTTTTTCGAGGATAACTCCGCTGTATGTGATACTAGATATAGGGCTACTGACATTGAATATGATATCGTAGTTTTCAGGGGGAATAAAAATACTAGACGTAGTAGCTGCCGGACTCTTCGAATCTAAAAGGAATTTCTGCTGCTGTTGGTCGACAAATCCGCTCATCCTGTATGATAAACCCACATCAAGTTTTGATATCTTGTCTTGCAATGTGCTGGCAGTCATACCGCGTGAGTTAGTATAGCTGACCAGATATTTCACAAGTCCGACAGATACCTCACTGGTTACCGCTGGTGCAAGGTCAGCAGCGTTGACAAACAATTCGGTTGCTGAACTGACGTATTGACCTAATTTATTCAACTGTGTGATTGATCTATCAAAATTATCTGTGATATATTCGAATGGTTTCAATAAACACATTGCTTCGATAACAGCAAATGGCCATTCTGAACTAGATCTCCATGCATATTCTACCGGGCTAATATCTCCTAATACGAAAGGTCCGCGATTATTGATCAACGAAAATTCCTGTGCTAGGGTAGAAGACAGCGGACTCAACAGTTTACCATCCCCATCAACAGGTATGTGATTTATCAATCCAGGACGCTTGTATCTATCATAACGACCGGCTCGAATACCTTTGCGAATTATTCCAGCTTCGAGGTCTTCCCATAAAATCAAGTTATTACTAGTATATGGGGCTGCACCATATTCAGCCTCCCACCATGTGGGCTGTTCTGAGAATCCCAACATTTCCCAAGGACAGCGATGTGGTCGGTCTGTGTCATAGAAATGCTGATATACTCCTCTCCACCACCCGGGAAGATTTTTGGTCCTAGTCGGATCCGACATATTTGAATATGTGTAAGTGAATGAATTTTCGCTGTCAAAATATTCATTGAGAGTGTAGTTGATGTTGGTGTTTTGAATCCACTTTAGAAAATCTTGAACAACTATAGAGTCTAGTTGTGATTTATTGTACTCACCAACACCGTAGTATCCGCCCAATATAGCATCGATATCAAATACAGTAGTATCGTACTGCTGTTTGATATTATTGTAAATTCTTAATTCGAATTCTAATAACAGATCATCTCGAAAATCGTTGTATGCAGCAGTGATGCTGCCGTCGTGTCCTTGTATTACTAATCTGGGTTCTTGATATGTATCGTCAAGAAATTTCATGGGTAGATATTTTTTATACAGTCCCATTGATGTCGGTGTAGGCGGTATGTAATTACTAGCGGTTGAAACATACTCTCTAATTTCAATTATATCACCTTCTTGCAGTTCTACTAGTAATCTTACAAACCCAAAGGTTGATACAAATTCGTAGTCTTTGGTGTTGGCTAACTGTACTCTGTTCACATATACATATACTGCGCGAGTGCTGAGAGTTTGTAAATCAAATTTTTCTGATAAAGCAAAGGTCGTTATGCCAGTATCTTCGACCACTGAGGTTATAGCTGTATAAGCGCCGGCGCCTAACGTATCAGAATATGCAAATGCATCGGTAGATTTTTTAGTAGCTGTCAAGCTATTCACTATGTCATCTAAAAAATCAGAAACATTGTCATTAAAATCAATTTCAGTAGATCGTATTATCAGGTTGTTCTTGAAATCAGTATAGGCCTTTTGTGAGTATTGCAGAGACTTGATTATATTATGTGTTTTATCACAGAGACTCATAACTGCTAGAGGAGCTACTCCGCTGTGTTTAAGAAATCGTTTGGAATGTTGTCTGTAATCTACTAAATCTCTAAGATTACCAAAACCTGGCATAGTGCCTATAAACTCTGTGTCCCATTCTACTGCGCTAGAAACGTGATCCAACGCCTGCCCTAATGTGAACGATGTCAGCTCTGCGTTGAAAGGATTTTTTTCTATGCCTACTGGTAATTCATAATATCCCTCATCAGGTTCTTCATCTACCAAAATTTTGATCACCACAACATCGTTGACTGAAAATTGTGTAGAAAATGTAAATACTCCTCGCTGTCTAGTCCATGTTCCTTGATATTTTGTGCCGTTCACATAGAAGTTGATTCTAGGCTCTTGAGAGATTGCTTCCCATCTTATTGTGAAAAATCGCAATATATTTGTGGCAGTATCTACAACCTGACTGTCTATTATAGGTTGTAGATACTCCTTAGATAATTCTCTCCACCCGTTGGCATAGGTATTTGCTATTTTATAGAAACCTGTGGCAATTTTTTTGTTCGCTGGTGCCTTATTGATAGTGTAATCAAAAGTGTCGGCATCCCAATTGAAATCAAACTGTATGTCTCCGATATTATCTATGTTTAGATAACTAATCCGAAAGCCTAATTCACTGTCAATGTTACCGGTACCAGACTTGTAACTGACAATTGTCGAACCTTGAAATTGTGTATCTGCATACGTAGAAGCATCGCTAAAACTTACTTCATTGCTGTCAAATACATCAAATCTCGGAGCTTGGTTTACTGAGGTTTTAGCCTGACTCGCAGTCCATGCTGTGCCTGTGTAGTGAAACATTTTGCCCTGATTCACAACGCCTCGACGCACTAGCACACATTCGTCTCTGAGAGAATCGCTGTCATCTGCAGATATTAAATGTATTTGTTTTCGATTGTTGTGAGTAATAAAACTAACAGTATAAATCCGATTATTAGCAAGACTGTCTGTGTCGGCCACTACTAGAATTCTAGCTCCCTCAAACAAAAATTCACCGTCTATGTTATATCCTGGAGATCCTTCTATATTAGAAAATATGTCTGTGGTATTGGTGTCGATATAATCTACTGTTTGTTTGGCTGTAACTCCGTGATTAAACAATCTAAGACCAGCTACAAATTCTATAATAGGACGTTTGGCTCGAGCTGATTCGGCCGCAGGAAAATCTTCACCTCTGCTCTTATAAGCCTGTTCTAGAACACTTCTGTGGAACCAACGATTATACCTACTCCAAGGATTTTTGTCTGCACTATTTCTAGCAATAGTAATGTAGTCTTTGTATGTGGCAAACTCAGATGCGTCGTCGAACGGTTCTGTGTCAAATCCCGAATTGTCAAACAAAACTTCAGGCACATCTGTGGTCAATTTAGGCACAGTTAAATCGTTAAATCTAGTCAATGTTATAGCAGTGCCCACACCTTCTACCAACCAAGCATCTCGAGAATATTGAGCCGGGGATGTGTTGCCTATGAATTCTACCACCATGCCATTACTAAATGCAATTCCGTTTCCGCTGATGTATGTGGTTTTTCCTATGATTTCAAGGTCCACGTTCACAAAACTATTGCTTTCTATATCGGCTATGACAAATCTACCGAACATATCGGGATTAATTTTACTCTGATAATACAGAATATCCGGAGCGTCATAAGGAACTTCGAATGTCAAGGTGCCATTTTCTATGCCATTATTTGTAATACCTGTGCTGTAGTCTAAGGCATCCCCGAGGTTAGCTGGTTCTATGTATTGCCAATCTTCACTGTCTATGGTAATCGAGCTGGCGTCTAGACTGGTAACATCTCTGATAGCTTTCCATAATTTACCATCATATACCACAAGACTACCTGCTAGATATTGTTTACTAGGTATAAACAACAGAGAGCCTGTGTCGTAGTTGGTACGTATGGCTAGGCCCTGCTCTGGTGCATTTACCCTAAACTTGTAGGTTTGTCCTCTATACAGTGTCAGAGTGGGATTATTAGTGTAAGAATCTGGGGTAAACACAAATGAATTCGCAGTAGTTCCCAATATCACTTTATAAGTGCTGACTATACCAACACTTTGTCCAGCGATCTGAATACTGCGTGGTCCTGTGGGTTCCCAATAGTATTCTCTATAATTGATAAATTTATCCCACTCTATAGGAGGATCCCAAGTATAGTGTGTTTGTCCTGTGAACTTGTCGTCTCTTTCTATGGTGTTGCCAAAAAATTTCAGTTGATTTTTAACATCGATATAGTCATAGAAGTTTTGTATTTTGTCATCGTCTCGATAGATCACACCAGGTTCCAGTTGATACCTGCTGCGCAGTGTGACATCTGTATCTACGTAAACGTCTTTACCGTTGTAGGTTTTATCGTATCTACGACCAATGTATCCTACAACTTTGTCCAGTACTCCTGGTTGAATCAAAGGATCAAGTACACCTGATAAAAACTTGTCATTAGCAGGGGTTTGAAAAACCACTGGCAATAATTCTACTGATTTTCTGATTGGTAAATTGCTCTTAGGATAAAATTTATTTGCCATGGTTTAAGTCGTTGATACGATTGAATTTATATTTGCGCCGATACTGGCAGCTGTGATTGCTGTGACTATTTCTACATCATCTACAGTTGCTCCGCTTATTAATATCTCATCTGCTCTGCTCTGTATTTCAAACAAACTGCCAAATACCTGGGACGCTTGCTTAGGAACTATCACTATATTAGCGAGATCGGGTGCCACAGAATTTAGAATATATGTGGTCAACTCACCCATGTAAAATCTATCACCAAAGTCCCAATTATTGATATCAAAAAACGCATTAATAGCACTAATTACACGTACCTTGAGATCGTTGTCATTGACGGATTGATTTTGATTTTTTACTATCTTAAATACTGCCTGTAGTTTGGCATCTGCTTTGGTTCCGAATAATACCTTGTATTTCACTGGATGATAAATTATATCATCGCTGATAGATTTAATAGGAGACAACACAGTACCGAAGGTAGTTCGTAAATCGTCGCTGGTAGGTGGCGTTGGTTCTACTCCTGATCCAACTGCTAGAAAAATTCTATAGGCTTGATCATAACTTCTAGTCAACAGATAGATGTCTATAATGTTGCTAGACGAAGGATCTATTCTTCGGTCTACGCTGGCGTTATGCACATACTGAAATTTGAGATTTCTTCTGCCAATTTCTGCTTTATATCGATTTACTGTATCTAAACTATTTGTGGTTCTGTTGATTTTTTTCACTATGTCTTCAGCTTGATCATAAAAATAAATCAACTGTTGATCTGGATAAGTCGCAGTATCATTGAAATTTATGAGAGATTCCTTTTCTCTAACTAGTATAAGATCGTTGGAATTATCTAGCAGATTAAAAACTTTAGTGCCGTACACATCAGTTATTTCTTCAAAAAATAAGAAGTTTAGATCTTGATCAACACCTACTAGATTTTCAAAACTATCAGGATTGTCTATAACTCCATCGTCATCAGAATCTCGAAATCCCAATTTGATTTCGTTGGTGCTTTCGTATCCGTCATCAAATTTAATCGAATCACTGATCTCAAAATCAATATCTTGACGCAGTTCGTTGATTAGATCGCTAGCAGTGTTAATCCCTAGCACCTTGATTTGATCTTTAACTACGGCACCTAGTTGATCGTTGTATCGTTTTTCGTTAACATCAAAGTAAAAACGATTTTGATTTACGCTGCCAAACACATAACTAAGAGTGCGTATTCTCACAGTGTAATTATCGGGCTGTTTTACAAATGCCACGATCCACGAACTATCTGCTGTGGTGTTAGTAATATCGCCTGATTTACCAAGACTAAAATCGTCGGTGAGGTTGAGATTGCTAGCTGTGATTATTTTCCATTGAGATTCGGTATCAGAATATCTCAGCCCAAAATTAAGATTGGCTGCTGCCTGATTGACTATTTCATTTTCTAGTGAGGTGTCGAGATTGTTGATAAATCTTGGCACGATTCTTTCAGCAATTGCTCCTGTTGGTATTACATCGCTGAACAGTATCGGACCTAATCCGTTGGTCAACACGCCTCGGCCAGCATTAGTACCATCGCCGACTACTCTAACTACTTTGGTCCAAAGACTAGCAGTCTGAGTTGCATCGTTGAGATTGGCTGGAACAATTTTTCCTTTTTTGAATGCCGATCCCTGAGGGGCTGTGAATTTTATAGAACTGTTTACCAATAGATATTTTAACACCGCAGTTGAATATGTGCCTACTCGAAGCAGTGAATTATCGATGACATTTTTAAAATATCCAGTATCACTAGAGACTGCTTGCCAAATTGTATTAGTATCTGTAAATAGTATTTTATTAAACTTTGTAAAATAAAAATTATAAACTTCAGTGTCTGTGAACACAGGTTCGATACTACGTCTAATAAAATTAATAATGTCTAACCTATTAGAAAATTTAAATGACAATGTGGATTCATTTTCTTGTTTATAGATATATCCATCATCACCAAACACATTGATACTGCTGTATTTGCCTGTGGCATCTAGAATATCAAAATTTCTACTGATTCCACTAGAGGTTCTATTTACGGCTTTGATTTTTAAAATATTTTGAGAGCTTGACAACGGTGCAAGATTGTAATCCTCTGCTGTTATCATTCTGTTCTGTGTGTAATATACCGCAGGAGCATTAGCCCTAACAACGTCGATGTCTTCTGATGCGGCTGAGTTCGACACTGTGGTTTGTAGCGCCAGCCCAATAGTTAATGTTTGTTCAATTCCAGATTTGTTAAGATATATCACACTGATATTGATGCCTCGCATTTCATTAGGATATATGATATAACTTAATCCGTTACTGGTTCTATAAAATACTCTAAATGACCCTTGTGGCAGATTTCCGTACACGCCATCTGCGAATACCAAATCAATGTTGTCATCTTCTTTGGTGTTTACGGCATAGATATTACGAATGTCCTGAGAAATGCTGTTGTAGGCTATGTTGTTACCTACCAGAGATGATACCTTGGTCCACTCTTCTAATTGTGTGCCTTGTGAACTTAATGAAAATAACCACACATCGTCATTATTGATATTGCCTGCATCAACCGCAATTTTTTCGTTGGTTGTTGGAACATCTACAGTAAATTCTGCTAGTTCAAGAGTTCCCTGTTTGAACTGTATGAAAAATCCAGTGTTTGCACTGCCGGGTCCCGAGCCGTCATTCTTATATATGAAACCTAGTTGGTTTCCAGGTACCGGTGGCTCTTCATAAATATTTTCACTGTTCTTGAATGCTGTAGATACTATTTCAAATCCCATACCGAGGCCACTGACATTTGTATTAAAGGAAAACAATGGCACATCTGAACTGATAGTACGAAATCTATATTGTTCTGTAGGGATCCCTTGGATTATAGCTGAACCTTGACTGCGACCAAATTCTGTGTTGTCGGCCATGGCACTGTTCAACACAGTGAGAAATTGTTCTAACCAGTTGGTATTGGTAGGGTCGTTCCAGGTTATCAACTGTTGGGCAAGATTCTTGCCATTGCTGTCTACGATATTATCGGTAGTGCTTATGGAGGTAAATTTTAATAGCCCTTTAGAAGTTACATTTCTCTTGGCATTATAACTCAGCATACGAGCTATCCGCAGCACACTTTCTTTGGTTTCTGCAAGCTCAATGAAATTTTCACGGCTGGCAAGATCTATACGAAATGCAAGACTCTGTCCTAGAAAAGCGATTGCATCTATCAGCGCAAGATACTCGCTGGATTCTATATAGTCGTTGAAATCTTCCGGATAATTTTCTCTAAGGTAGGTAATAATGACCCTACGTAGATTTTCAAAGTCGTAGCTTTTGAAATCAGCATTTCTAAATGTCTGATAGATTCTAGTCCAATCTTGATTTAAGATTAAATTATTTTGCCTGCTGGTTATTGTCATACCAATATTTACCTTAAAAAATTAAGTGGTCAGTTTATGACCCTATTGTTTTTGTCAAAATTCAATGACATTTTTTCAGTGATGTTGAAAGGTCTGTAAATTAATTCGACCTGGATACGCATGCCTTGATCCGTGCTGTCTATCTGCACTTCTTGTACAGATATCCTTGGATCATAGTTGACAATAGCTTCCACATCCTTGGCTATAATTTCTTTGACATCTGGTGTAAATGGCTCGAATAACATGTCCCAGATCACTGTGCCGAATTCTGGATTTTCTAACTTTTCACCTTTGCGAATATAAAAATGATTGATCAAATCCTGCTTGACAAGATTGATATCGTATAGTTTGAAATTCTTATTAGCTTCGCTGGAACTGAACCCTTTGTAGGTGTATTTGGCCTGATTCTCAGTAACATTAGCCACACTCTGTGCTGCGATTTTTTGATTGTATAGTCTAGTGGCCATAATTAAGTATTCCTATCTGTTTTATCTGGTGTCAGTTGGTCTGGTGCTCTATGCTCGTGCAGCGCCCAAGGCTCATGCATAGGTATACGTTTCATAATGCTTTGAACAACACCTGATTGATAACGTTTGTCCCATCCCACTGTTGTGTTAGTGGCTAGATTGTCTCTGAGATCATACGGTCTTACAAAATCTGCGAATTGTGCAGTTTCTGCATTATTTGGTCCGTTAAAATTAATTTTACTACCGTTAATTTTAACTTCTGCACTGCTGCCTATACTAATGTCTGCTGTGGAACTGATCTTAGTTTCTGCTCCAGACGCAATGTCCAGATCGTTGTTAGTTGAGATTTTAGTCTTGGCTCCTACTAATATATCAAGATTAGCACCCACTGTTAGTTTGGCATCTGCATTGACTAAGAACTCCAGATCAGTGGCAATTTCTGCATGCCATTTGCCTGATTCAGTTCTCATATTAATGTTTCTGCCTGCTTCAAGATTTATGTCTCGATCAGCACGTATATTAAGATCTTGTTGAGTATGCACACTGATACTATCTTCAGCATAGATGTCTATCTTGCCATTACTGGTAAGTTCAATCCATGCTGTGCCGCGGGCATTGGCAATGTAGATTAGATCTTCTGAATTGTGCATCAGTATCTGATGTCCAGTTCTTGTTCTTACTCTAAAGTATTCACTGGCTGGGATTGTTGCAGATCCGGTAGCACCTTTTTTCTGGTTAGCAGGATCTAGTAGGTCGATGTATTTTACTGGTCCTTCGGCGGCAGATTTTTCTCTATGAAATCTGTCATTGCCGTCATCCATGACCAGTTGTGTGCCGCCTAATCTACTCACAGGCACAGTAGCTTGACTATCTGATTTACCTATCTTTTGTTTTTTAGCGGCTGCTCTTCGATCCAGCGGACCGGGTGTACTAATACCAAACACCATACTAGGGGCTTCTCGTCTAGGAGATGATGTTGTAAATCCTCTAACATCATCTTCTAACAACCCCTGCTCAAGAAATCTATCTGCTATGGGGTGAACCACTCTGGCATATTTTTCTGGATCTATTAATTTTAAATCACCGTTGATACGTTTGTTAATCTCAGCTACAGGAAGAGGTAAAGGATTACCGTTACCATCTTTCATAGGACCATATCGTTTTTTATCTTCTGCATCTAGACTGTTTACGGTGGATGCAGCTATAGCCGGTACCATATTATTGATATTTCTACCTGGTACACAGGCAAACCAATATCCAGCAGCTGGATCACCGTTCACGAATAATACCAACACGTTAACTCCTACATCCGGAGGTACAAACCACATACCGTAGGATTTTTGCGTGTCGCTGAATCCATCAATAGTAGACTTTGTGCCATCATTGTTGCCCATAAATTCAAAAGGCGTATATCCGAAGAACGGAGATGCATATTTTACAATAAAAGTCTGACTATCATCTCCTGAAGTATTTGCTTGATCTTTTAACAAATTAACTTCTATAGACCCCATGAATGAAGGATCAAGATGGCTGACTACTCTTGCCACATATATGCCTGAGGTGAGTCCGCCGGATTTGGCATCTCCTTCTGCTGATGGTCTTGTTATTTCTGCCATTATCGTTGTCCTAGATCTCTATAATATTTGAATCCTACTATCACGGGTGCTTGATTCGAAGTTGTTGTTGTTGCTTTTTTATCTGCTGCTGCTTTGGCTGCTCTTCTCGAAGAGTTTCTGAGACTATCAGTGGTACGTGCCGAACTAGACGCAGCACCATTATTTGCTGCTGCTGCTCGATTAGTAGGATCGTTGGTAGCATTGCCAGTATTTCCGGTATACGAGCTTCCGCTATTGGGAGAATTAGATTTTTCTGCAGGCCCGTCTTTTTGTAATGCAGGACTGTTTTCTTTGGATATCGAAGCTGTAGTCTCTCCAGTCACAGTTTCATTTATCTCAGGTCCTTGTGGTCCAGGCATGCGTAATAGTTTAAGTTTCTGTTTCCACATTCCGTCAGCGAATGTGTTTTCACACATGTTGACTCGGTAAAGGCCGCCGAACGGACTTTCTTTACCAGCTATAGAAAAATCATATAGGCCTGTGGTAGTGTTGATATCTGCTGGGGTTCTAAATGAAATGTACACGTAGATATTGCCACTTTCATAATTCATTGTCCCGTCGTTAGTGATTTGCGATATAGGGCTCGCAGCCTTAGAGAAATAATTTGCACTTCCGCTGTCTACTAGCCAATAAGGATCTCCCAGTATTTCCAATGTAACAGTAACCATGTCAGCACTACTACCAGTAATAAATGCTCGTTGGAAATTTTCAGCAACTATTTGTTCGCTGCTTTTATCGTCTGATCCTCCCTTAGAACCTTCTAGCGCCTTGGGGTCTCGTAGCGTTCTTGCACGGCCGGCTTGAGCTGATTGAACTGATGGGGCCGGACCTTCACCCGTCTTGTAAGTGGTATTGGTAACTTCTGCATTTTTCTGATCTTGATTTGCAGTTTTAGCGGATTCATGTTGAGCCTTGGGATCAGTGGAAACGAAAAACATATTATTGATTTCAATAGCTAGGCTGAGAACATCTACATTTTGTCCTGTATAAATGTATTGATATTCTTTCACTACCGATTTCATTAATTCCTGATATCCTATTGGGGCTGAAGTAGCATTTGAAAAAATACTCTGATGAGTAAGATATGGCACTACCCTGTAAGTAATTCTTTTAGCATAATCTCCAGTGGTTTTATCAAAATCTAACATTTCTATTTGGACATCTAGTTTATACCATTGAATATACCCTGCAGGTAATAACTTGTTAGGTTCAATAGCTTTTTTTGCCCAATCAGAACTAAGGATCACTTGATTTATAATTGCTGTCAAGGTTTGCTTTTGTCCGAACTGGAAAGCACGAGTTTTTGGGTCGATGACCATACCATCTCTCTTTAACACACCTGTGGCTTCATCAAATGTATCACCTGCACGTTTGAACAAAGGATTACCACCTTTTAACTGATCGAATCCCATGCTACCAGCAGCAATAACATTCTGGTCTCCCTGAGGTTGAGATGCACTATTACTCTGCACAGTGGATCTAGATGTGATCGCCTTTAACACAGCACGGTTTGTACTGTCTGGCACTGCATCAAGATTAATAGTGGCTTTGTTATCTGTGTTGGTAACTGCTGAAGACTTCCAATCACTGGCCTGAATAGGGAATTGTATAACATATTGGTCAGGAATTTTAATTTTCTTTTCGGCAACTAATTTAGCTTCGTTAGCGTTAAGGTGGGCCACTAGGCTCCCTGGTCCGCTGGCCAGCATTTCATATACATTTTCTCCGAATAGTTTTACATCGCTATAGCTGGTATTAATAACGTCCGAAAATCCTGTGTGATTCAGTGGTATAGCTTCTACCTTGTACACTGACCCGCTTTCATTGACTGTGAACTTGGTAGAGATCAGTTTCATCACAAAGAACTTGGGTTTGATCACAGTAAGCTCTATGCCTCTATCGTCATAGCCTTGAATATCCATTCGTAAAACATATGGCGTAATATTAAGATAACTATCGTAACCTGCATTAGTAGCTGCTACCTGCATGCTTTGTAATAAAAGACCCATAGAATGTGGTTCAATAATATCAAAGGAAAACTTTATAGCATTGCTATTTCCACTTTTCTCATTGGAACCAACTAGAGTGTTCATGACAAAATTGTTGATATAGTATTCTGGCACCCCATAAAAAGTGTTTACACGCTGGTTATCAAATCTGCCGCCGCTGGAAAAAATAATATTGGTCAAGTCAGCAGGACTGTTTCTATACGTTTCTGGATTGTTAAATTGTTGAGGAGTCAAACAAGCCATGGTCCACAACACGTTCATAGATGCAAACTGCTCCATGGGATTAGGAACTAGTGCTGGTAAATTTTTAACAAAGGCTGCTGTTGTGGTTTTTGAAGTTGGTACTTGATTGCTTTTTCCATCTTTCAATCGCGTAGACGGTTTGTAATATGTTTGATTAGTGATATCTTCCGCGGTGCCTATGGGAATAGCACTAGCGCTAGGGTCTGACCTAACAACACTACCGTCTGGTTTAAATACCAGCTCTTGACCCTCAGGGACGAATCTTGATGCCATTTATACTCCTAGAAACTTTTGGAGGTTGGTCTTTTTAGGCAGATATATCACTGTGCCTGGTTCAAAATCATAGATTGGATCTTTAAGCACAGTCATATTACGTTGCACGAATACCCACCATAGTTTGGCACTGCCGTATGTATCATATGCCAGCAGGTCAGGTCGGTGACGATATTGATTTTCTATAACATATCTGAAATCATCAGATTCTGCAGGCACGGGTCTTATCTCTAGTAGATCAAGATAAAAATTATTTTGTCGAGTATTTGCATACGGACTGTTCTTTGAATATTTGGCCATTAGATGTATCCTACATTACCTTCACCGTTGGCTTCAGCAAGTCTGCCACGAGCGTAATCTTGTATATCAAACTTTCTTAACATATCTCTACTATACACAGGAGCAACTATGACTGATATAGTGCTTAACACTGGTACCCAAGTTCTAGTTTTATAAGTATCGCAGAGAATGTAATTGACATCGTCTTTGAGATCTACTGAAAAACTTTTTATAATAATAGGTGTTCTATCAAACACGCTGGCACCGTATCCAGTAAGATTACATACTATAGGAGGGTTGCCTGCATTATCTCCTTGACCAAAAAACATCTTAGTAGCTGTTTTAAAAAATGTAGTAGCGGCAATCCAATATGCGGCGTCTGTTTCTGTTTCGCAGCTGAATTCGCCGCTGATCTGTATGTCGTCTACCACACTATTTTTGTAATTATATTGTGTGTAGTTACTGTGTACAGTATTGACTGCATTGTATTCAGCTTTAGTGGTTACCGTGATATTTGGCAGGTACGGCCAAACCACTCCACCAGTATCCTTGAGTCTATCAAACATTGCGCTGTTGAATATGTTCCAATTACAAGTGATCCGTACTCTCCAATCGTCTTTGCTTCCTGGCTGTAGCTGTATGGCTTGACCTTGACTGGCAAATACCTCTGCCCCTTTGGGAATGTTTGCTCCTCGCTTGAGGCTAAGTAAGTTATTGAGCATACCGGCAGCTGCACTGATGCCACCAGCAGCTTTCATTAACCCGCCTGCAAGATTGCCGCCAGTGAGTTTGTTTATTGTTCCGGATATATCTGCTGCTATGTTGCTGGTTGATCCTGCTACAGATCTCAGAGTATCCACACCGCCGCCTGCTTTACTTTGTACAACATTATTGATGCCCATAGCCGAATTACCGTCAAACTTAGAACCACCACTCATGCCATTTAATCCAGATCCGATGTCGCCTGAACGTTCTGCACTTAGCTTGTCGAGTTTTTCTTTGGCCTGTGGTGAAACTTGGTTTGGCAAAGTAGCTTGTGATTGGTTGGTATCTTGGCTTATCTTTTCTGAAATACCTGCCACTAGAGTTGAGAAGGGAGCTAGGGGATTACTGTTTGGACCGGAGGAAGGACCTCCGCCTAGAAGGCCGAATTCTCTTGCTAATCTTTCTCCCTCGGCCCGTTGCTCTGGTGTACTAGCAGTATTGTTGATTGGGCGACCAAATCGATCCGTTGATGCGATTTCTTCATCAGTGCGGGAGCGATAATTTTTCTTTTGACTTTGTTCAACACGCTGTTTAGGAGATTGGGGGTATGTCTGAAGAGTCATTTTGAGCAGATTTCCTTGTCATATACACTATTTATTATAGAAAAAATGTGCTATTATATAACTAACCTTGGAGAATACTAATTGACAATTGTACCTAAAATCAAGTATCTAACTAACAAAGATCTACTGAGAGAGATACACCTCAGCAAAAATACCTACTGTAGTTTCACCGACCCCGCATACGGCGACTACGATCTTATTGTTACAAACTTGGAAAAGCTGAACATACGCACCATAGCAGAAGCCAAAAGAAACCGAGCAGCAAAAATGGCTAAAGCTGCGCACGAATCGGCTGTGACCGCGGCTGGCAAAAAAATGCCGGCAAAGGAATTTGAAGTGGATTATCGCAAGGTGCAGAAGCAGGACCTAGTGTTTCGGGTAATGACCTTCACTCACGTGCCACTAGCGCCGGGGCGCAAGAAGACTCTCAAGAACACCGCTGACAGTCATGACAAGGTCAACTTTCCACCGTTTCAGCATTGGAAATATGATGCTAACGATAATCTAGTATGCGTGGGCAAGAGTCATTGGCAGGGAGATCTCAATCAAGGAAAATTCTCCAAGGATCATGGTCAAATGACCAACAATCTAGCTCGTATGTTCATTAAGCTCTGTGAAAGATATGCCACTCGTGGCAACGTCAGGGGCTACACCTACAATGATGAAATGAAAGGGCAAGCTATACTTCAACTAACTCAAATAGGACTACAATTCGATGAAAGCAAATCTGATAATCCTTTTGCCTACTATACTGCTGCTGTTACTAATTCATTCGTTAGAATTATCAACCTGGAGAAACGTAATCAAAACATTCGAGACGACATTCTTGAAATGAACGGTATGAATCCAAGTTGGACACGACAAAATAGTGGCGGTAATGGAGGCGTCGCTCCTGTTGCCAACGTCAATACCAGTGATTGGGATTGACAGTTATTTGCTAGCATAATATAATAACACTATGAATCTATTCAAGAAAGTAGCCTGCTTCACTGACATACATTTTGGTCTCAAGTCAGGTAGTAGAACGCACAACACTGACTGCGAAGAATTTGTCAATTGGTTCTGTGACACAGCTCGAGAACAGGGCTGTGAAACTGCCATATTCCTAGGTGATTGGCATCACAATAGAAGCACCACTGATGTCAGCACTATGAATTACACTGTGAGTAATTTAGAAAAACTCAGCCAGAGTTTTGAACGGGTTTACTTCATCTTAGGCAATCACGATCTATTCTACAAAGACAAACGAGAAATTAACTCTGTGGAATTCATGCGTCTATTTCCTAATGTAGTACCTATTAAAGAAACACTCACAGAAGGCAATGTTACAATCATGCCTTGGTTGGTAGGCGAGGAGTGGCGTGATATTCCCAAACTCAAAAGCCGTTATATATTCGGTCATTTAGAGTTACCGTTGTTCTATATGAATGCCATGGTACAGATGCCGGACCACGGACAATTACAAGCAGAACATTTTACTAATCAAGAATATGTATTCAGCGGTCACTTCCACAAACGCCAGACCAAAGGCAATGTTACCTACATAGGCAACGCATTCCCACATAACTATGCTGATGCAGGTGACGACGATCGTGGAATGATGATATTAGAGTGGGGATCAACACCTCAATATTTAACTTGGCCAGGGCAGCCGGTATATCGCACATACAAACTCAGCGAAATCATTGATCGACCGGATCAGTTGTTGCGAGAAAAAATGCACTGCCGTGTGACTATCGATCTGCCTATTACTTTTGAAGAAGCTAATTTTATCAAAGAACAATTTGTTCCTCAGTATAAACTGCGTGAACTGATGCTGATTCCAGAAAAAGTAGACATAGAAACCAATGTTGCTCCGATCGATATAAATTTTGAATCTGTAGATACAATAGTAATGAATCAGATCAATGCCATTGACAGCGAAAACTATGACAAATCACTACTGTTAAACATATATCAACACCTATGACAATTAAGATAAAAAATCTAACCGTTCGCAACTTTATGAGCGTGGGAGCTCAAACCCAGGCCATAGACTTTGATCGCGGCCAACTAACTTTAGTATTAGGTGAGAATCTAGATCTAGGTGGTGATGATTCCGGTGCTAGGAATGGTACAGGCAAGACTACTATCATCAACGGTCTCAGCTATGCTATTTACGGTCAAGCACTGACTAATATTAAACGTGACAACTTGATCAATAAGATCAACGGCAAAGGTATGTTAACCACAGTGACCTTCGACAAGGACGGTGTTGAATATCACATCGAACGTGGTCGTAAACCTAATATATTAAAATTTTCTATCAACGGCCAAGAACAGCAACTAGCAGATCTCGATGAAAGTCAAGGTGACAGCAGAGAAACACAAAAAGCCATTGAAGAAATGATTTCCATGAAACACGAAATGTTCAAACATCTTGTGGCGTTGAATACGTATACAGAGCCGTTTCTCAGCATGAAGGCTGCAGAACAACGTGCTATAATTGAACAACTGTTGGGAATCACTCTGCTAAGTGAAAAGGCTGAAGCTCTCAAGGAGCAGATTAAATTAACCAAAGAAGCAGTGGCTACAGAAAATACTAGAATAGAGACTGTGAAAGCCAGTAATGAACGAATACAACAAAGCATAGAGTCGTTGATCCGTAAACAGAAGATGTGGGAAGAACAGAAAGAGACTGCCCTGACTAATTTGCTCAAGAGTATCGATCGACTCAGCGACATTGATATTGATGTTGAGATTGCTAACCAACGTGCATTAATTGAGTGGAGCAAAAACAACAAAGATAAAAATTCTTTGGTATCGTTGATAGCCAAACAAACGTCTGCAGTTGAAAAAGAACAGCGAACTTTAGAAAAATTAGAAAACGAACTCATTTCGTTGGCTGAGCACAAATGTCATAGTTGTGGTCAAGAAGTACATGACGAAAAATACGAATCCATGATGGCTGGTAAAGTCAAACAAGTAAAAGATTCTAGAGATAATGTAGGTGTGCTAGAAAAAGAACTTGCTGATCTCAAAGAAGCGTTAGATCTGTTAGGTGTGTTAGGCGTGTGTCCTGAGGTTATATACGACAGTCTAGAGCAGGCACTCAACCATAAAAACACACTGAGTAGTCTAGAACGTGATATTACTATCAAAACTGCTGAAGAAAATCCCTATGATGATCAGATTATTGAACTCAAAGAAACCGCAGTACAAGAGATAGACTGGAACAGTCTCAATGATCTAGTACGTGTGAAAGATCATCAGGAGTTCTTGCACAAGTTATTGACCAATAAAGATAGTTTCGTTCGCAAACGAATAATAGATCAGAATCTTGCATTCTTGAATCAACGATTGACCTACTACTTGGACAAAATTGGCCTACCTCATACTGTGGAGTTTCAGAACGATCTCACTGTGATTATCACACAGCTGGGGCAGGATTTAGACTTTGACAATCTAAGCCGTGGCGAGCGTAACAGACTGATCCTATCCTTGTCGTGGGCATTCCGAGATGTGTGGGAGAATCTCTATCACAGCATTAATCTTCTGTTCATTGATGAATTAGTAGATTCTGGAATGGATGCATCGGGTGTAGAATCCAGTATTGCTGTTCTGAAAAAGATGACTCGTGAGCGTGATAAGAATGTATTCCTAATTAGTCATCGTGATGACCTAACTAGCAGGGTAAATCACGTACTGAAAGTGATTAAAGAAAATGGATTTACCAGTTACAGCAATGATGTAGAGATCGTAGCATGAGTTCAGACGCACACGATCGCATGATCCATGCCTTTCAAGAATATTTTAAATGGCAGGATCGATTTCATCACAAAAAATCCAACGAAGCAGGCATCAAGGCTAGATCATGGCTATCAGAAATACGCACACAGGCATCAATATTAAGAGTAGAAATACAAGACAAACGCAAGGCACAGCGAGAATCCAGAAAAGGCATGAGAGGCAAGAAGCTTTCACTAACTAAGTGAGTGCAATGGACGTTTCAAAATCAAATAATAGACGAAATACCAGAAGGCTATATTGGCTTTGTTTATATAATCACGAATAAAATCACCGGACAGAAGTACATAGGCAAGAAATTAGCACAAT